GAAGTGGTCTTACGTATACTGCTGTCAATAAATCATTCGGCGGCGGCGGGGCGGGCGGCGCCGTGGGCGGCGGGGGGTCTGGTGGGTTAGGTGGAGGTGGTAACGGATCAAATGGTAGTCAAAATGCTGTAGTTGGATCAGGTGGCGGTGGTGGAGGCCTTGAAAATGCTGGATTACCCGGAGGCAACGGTGGTTCCGGCGTATTCATTCTCCTTGTTCCTACGCCTGGAGCTGCAGTCTCCACAAACTATGCGAATGTTGGTCTAGTTGGAGACTCCAACACCCTTACACTCAATGCCACAAGCGCCTTAGCGATTACAGGTGCAGGTATTACAGGACCTACAGGTTCGACAGTCCTGACGTACGATACAACAACTGGGAAAGTATCCTACAATACCCTAGCTGGCCCTACCGGAGCCACGGGTTACACGGGATACACAGGACCAACAGGATACACGGGATACACTGGAGTTACGGGTCCAACAGGACCAGGATTAACGGGTCCAACAGGACCTGGTATTTCGTATGCTGGTACGACTGGAGCCCTAATGTTTTATGGCGGATCGGGTGTTGGAATTACAGGAAGTTCCATATATTACAACCCTTCAACAGGCACAACTACATTTGGAGGGAATATCGATATGGGATTGTACGATATCAAAAATTTAAGTTCGGAAGGATTCTCATTCAATGTAATTGGAGCACCCACCTTCTCATTGTCTTCTCCAGCCGGTGCAACAGGAACTACGGGATCGTATACATTCTATACATTGACAGCAAATACGACGACAATCACTACATATGCTGGAATTACTGGCGTGATATATTTTGCACTGGGTGGGGGTGGTGCCGGTGGACTGGCAAGTAGCGGCGGCGGTGCTGGAGGATTACAAACGAACGATCCTGGATTAACCGGAACCATTCTGCCTGGACAGTATAACCCTGGGTTATTAACATTAACACCGGGTTCATATACCGTTACTATAGGTAAGGGAGGAACAGGACCAACTGCATCTGCTCCCTCATCTGCTGGTTCCGGTGTAGACACGACATTTACTGGAACGGGGATAACAACAGTGAGAGCATACGGCGGCGGCGGTGGCGCCAACTATAATCCAGGAGCACTTCCTGGTGCGACGGGTGGATGTGGCGGTGGTGGAGGCCGAGAGAACGGTGCTGGCAATGCACCAGGCGGCGTTATAGGCGGACAAGGATACGCTGGAGGAACTGGTGGGTTCGTTTATAATACTTACGGCGGTGGTGGTGGCGGAGGTATTGCAGGGATCGGAGGTAGAAATAGCTTCCAACGTGCAGGAAACGGCGGATCTGCGCTGTTTTACTCGGCTGTTGGACGATCGTTTGGTGGTGGCGGCGGCGGCGGAACTTTCAGTGATACCGAAACTAATTATCCAGGAGTGGGTGGCGGTGGTGGAGCGGGCGATGGAAAAGACAGATTATCGGGAAGTGGAAATCCTGCAACTGCGAACTCTGGATCCGGAGGCGGCGGCTCGGTGTCTGCTCCAGCTGGTAATGGTGGATCCGGTGTTTTTATTCTTGGGATTCCGACAAATCAAATAACGTCCAATGTTGTCACACAATTAGGATCTATCGCTATTAACAGTTCAAACAATCTTCAAATTAATGCAACCAATAATATAGTTTTATCCGGAGTAACAGGACCTACAGGGTACGCGGCGGCCAATGTCCTGAATTTGAATTCGTCTGGGTTAGTGTCGTACAACAACTATATCAGAGGAACTGTGACTGCGAACGGAATGACTCCAGTGTCAGTATCCAATGCTCTCGTTTCTTCAAACAGTATCATTGTCCTCAACCGCAATTCGTCTTCAGCAACATCAACTCTTCCCGCGTTCGTAAGCTCAGTTACGCCAGGAACAGGGTTCACGATTGTTAATACTGTCCTAGATTCATCAACCTACAATTATTTAATACAATAGGAACAATGATATCCCTACTTTGGGTTTTCGTAGGAGTTTTAGTGGGACTTCTGATGGTCTCGGTCTTCATACCCCCGGTTCGTGAAACTCAGGATGTTCCCACGCCCGATAAGAGCTCAGTCTTCTTTACCAAAACTGGATGCGTTTCGTTCAAGTCCAAGGAAGTTCCGTGCTCGAGCGATTCGAAATCGCTTAATTTTATAGCTTCATCACAATAGAGAAAGAATGTTTGTCAGTCGCATTCTTGGTATATTCCGTAACGAAAAAGCGGTGCCCTTTCTTTCGTTCCTGATTGGACTTGGAGTCACAATCATGCTTTTTCACCGCCCAATCCCGACAAAAACTACTCTCTCAGTCCCAGTCGCCGACATTGAGGGTAAGACTGTGCCTTTCAATAAAAAGTGCTACACTTACCACGCGGAAGATGCCAAGTGTGAATTACCTTCTTTTAAATAAAGACAATGGACGGTGCGACTGATTTGAGTGAACTTATGGGATCCGGTCCAGTCCAAAATCCGAGCTTACCACAGTCTACGACCTTTTCTCCTATTGTGACCGGAGGCACAGACCCGTTTGTAACGAATGGAATGACGACGGGGCAGAATCAGAACAAGCCTGCTGCCCAGCTTTATAGCCAGGCTCATACGTTCAGCACGGTAAGGTATGCGGTAAAAAACTTAATGACTTATTTTGGATTTTTTCTAGCTGCTATGATTATTTCACTTTCGACGCCACGGTCACTCATTCTTCAGTACATTCCTAATACTTACACTGCTGGAGGTGTTCCATCATACATGGGCGCGGCGATCCTTGCTGGCGTTGCTGTGGCTGTCGGGTATGTCGTGAGTACACTCGGAAGCTCCCTGATTTGAGGAATACAGGACCTTCAACAATCCATACTTCTTAATACACTTTTCAAGAAACTTAATGCAATCAGAACAGGGTTCCGAGTTCAGAATCTTGCCTTGCTTGTTAATTCGTACAACTGTTAGAATACAACCACGAAGTTGTGAAGTGTCGCCTAGACTTTTCACAGCTGCGCGTTCTGCGTGTATAGTATTGTTCGACCACCCGCATCCTCGAGAACGGGAACCAACCCTATTGCGCGAACTTGCGATCTCCTTACCGTGCTTCTCTATGGTCGCATAATGCAAGTGCGTATTTGTAAACACCGGCGAGTAATCCATTGTGATTTTGAGATATCCTGCATTCAATAAAACAGATTCGTTTTCAACTAGTAATGGAGTGGTTCTCCTTTCGCCGGAGGTCTAAAGGGTGGCAAAATGATCCACCCGCCAAACTACACACGAACATCATGTTTGGGCCAGGAATGTACCTCAGCCCCGGATTCGTGAAGCATCATACTATTACTCATGTGATTAATTGTGCGTTTGATAAAGATAGTCCTTTATGGTTTCGCGAAAAGTATCCCCAAAATTATATGTGTTTAGAAGCCTTGGATAGCCACGAGGAAGATATTCGTAAATGGTACCCTAAATTCGAAGAGACTATCACTGCATTTCTCCGCAGTCCCGAAGTTCGCAACATTTACATTCATTGTCAGTGTGGAATCAACCGCTCGGGATTCTTGGCGCTGCTTTTCGTATGTAAAAAATTTAACTATTCATTTAAAATTGCGTCCGATAATATCCTGAAACAAAGACCATGTGCCCTCACTAATTCGACTTATAAAGAGCAAGTTATTGAGTTCATTAAAAATGATTTCATTAAAAATCACGCAACAAATTAATGGGAGATCTAGGAAAAAACTCGCTTTGGACCGATATTGAACATGGTGCATCGAATGTCCAAACTGACTTATTAGGTCCATCATACAGTTATGCTGACCATATTCCAGGTCCTTCTTCCCTGGGTATTGGAACGGATGGATCATTCAGTCAGCTTGGCACAAACATGTCGGGCATTGGAACGTATGTGTCTGCTTTAATTGATGGAGATCCTCCTTTAGGTAACCAGTATTTTGTAAACACTGGCGGGACTTGCACAGCTCCCGATGGATCGTTACAGCCTCGATACAACTACATCAACAATAAACCCAGCGTAGGAGATTTGTTACCGCAAGGAATGTCAGAACTAGGATCAGGAATTCAGGGTTTAATTCCGGGAGTGATTGGAGATATTGAAAGTTTGAATCCTTTGTACATGATGAATTCTCTGATGGCTGACGCTTCGCCTGCGTGTGAGTGTTATAAATGCACGGTCACAGACGGAGCGCCCGCCCGATTCCTCACGACATCTCTATCCCCGGATTTTGACGCGAACGAGTGTCAGCAAGTCGATGTGTCTCAATGTTTGGCGCCAGCCGAATCGTTTGAGAATTTTGATACGGGATTCAGTGCGTTCATTCCCACGATTGTCGCGGGGGTCGCATTAGCGTATCTGTTATGGAAGTAGAGTTTTAAGGGAGTAAAGTTGAAGTTTACAAATGGACAATGTTTTTCGAATTAAGAAGTCTAGAGATATTCGAACGAAAAAGCCGGATACTGTGTCCGGGACATTGGATTCTATCCACCAGTCTGTTGTTTCCACTATAAAGGAAGAAACAACAAATATTGAGGAGATGGAGAAAAAGTTAGAAGAAAATACCAAAGAATTAGAACGGTTAGAAACTTCTTCAACATTAGACGATATTCTGAAAGCATCGAAGCTTCGTGATGAAACTCGTAGTTTATCTGAACGGTTGGATAACGAAAATCAGTTAGAAGATTATTATCTGAAAAATGCCGATATCATTCTGAAGTATTACGGAACAGGAGAGAAGATTCAAAGCACGACTTGTTTACCGTCTGATGCCAATACTTTTGTCAAATATCTCGCCCAGTCGTCTGAAACTGCAGCCCCGTCCAAGAAGAAGCTGTATGACGAATACATTTCTCGAATGAAATTGAATACTGGCGAAGCAGTGGATGTAAAGCAGGCAGTTGTTGAACATTGTGATCGGTGTAATATTTCTCGCGAAGAAGTGTCGGAAGAAGGTATCCTAGTTTGTCCCAACTGTGGATCGGAAGAGTATATGTTAGTTGTGTCTGATTTTCCAAGTTTCAGAGATCCTCCGAAGGAGCGAAATAATTACGCTTACAAGAAGATCAACCACTTGAATGAAATCCTCAACCAGTTTCAGGCAAAGGAATCCACAATTATTCCGAATGAAGTCATGAACGAGGTTGTTCTAGAAATCAAGAAACGCCGAATCCAAAATGTCGCGGAACTCACCGAGAAAGATATGCGCGAAATCTTAAAAAAGCTGAATAGATCAAAGTATTATGAGCATGCTACTCATATTATTTCTAGACTTAATGGTAACCCTCCCCCTACAATTACTCCTGAAATTGAAGAAAAAATAAGGGCAATGTTCCAGGAAATCCAGGCTCCCTTTTTGATATATTGTCCTGACGATCGAACCAATTTCTTATCGTATTCTTACATTCTGTACAAGTTCTTTGAGCTTTTAGATCTAGATGAATACAAGGTATACTTTCCACTCCTTAAGAGTCGCGATCGCCTGATTGCCCACGACCAAATATGGGCAAAAATTTGCGATTATTTGAAATGGGAGTTTATTCGATCCGTTTGATGACTGGCTTTCACAATATTTTCTTCTTGAAGAACATATCAATGACTGTCAGCCGGTGGGGTTATCATCTAATTATAGATGCCGCCCGGTGTATGCCCCAAAATATTCGTTGCTCTACCAATATTGAACGCTTTTCAAAGACCTTAGTTGAACGTATTGAAATGGTGCCGTATGGCAAGCCCCAAATTGTCATGTTTGGGTCAGGAAATAAGAAAGGATACACACTTGTACAGCTCATTGAGACCTCAAATATTACTGGACATTTTGTAGAAGAGACGAACGATTTGTACCTTGATGTATTCTCTTGCAAGAAGTTTGATATTAATACCGTCGATGCTATTGTTCGGCTGTACTTTGCCCCCGAGCATCTTAAAAAGACTTACCTAGAACGCCACGCCGAGGTTCCTGATAAGCCAAGCTGGTAAAGTATATTCATCGAACTCGTAATTCAAACAATAACATTGGGATGGATACCCACCACAATGTTGTATTTTTAAGAGTTTGAATGTTCAGTAAGCATCCGCTCGACCAGGGCACGGAGCGTGTTTATCCGATAGCAGAACACAATCTCCGCCAGGGCACTGACGGTATCCGGTGGGACAATCTGAAATACGCCGGGAATTGGGGTTCTCGAATCCCTCGAATACGCGAAAAAAGTACCCTACTGCCACAACCACGGCGAAAAGTAAGAGTGCTTTCTTCCACATTTGTATTTACTCAGTCTTTGATTTTGGTGCAGACGAAGCGGGATACGTTGCGTGTCCGGTAGGGACGCACGACTGGTCAGGCTGCATCGCATATCCGTTTGGGCAAGTAGGGCCAAAGTTACCAAATGTCTCGGTATATCCGCGAATATTCAGCCAGTAAAAGCGCATGACGACTGAGGTTAGGACCGCAAATAGAAGCGCATGAACGAGAAGAATCGTATTACGAGGAGAGCCGCGGGACGGCAGAGTCACGAGCACGCCGGGAACAACTGCTACAAACAGAATAGCAGATAAGATGGCTGAAATCCAATCCATTTATATTTACATATAGGATTTCTTCACCCAGTTACGATCGGATTTGAATGTACGAGAACGGCCTTTGGATGTTCGCTTGGTGTATGTAGCGGCCGCATTCAGCTTACGGAAAGTCGATAAAGCTCCATACCGCTTAACTGCTTTCTTTAAGGCACGATGGCGAGAACCGATCTTACGAGTTGCAGAGTAACCTAACCGAACTAGCTTTCCCTCTTTTAGCTTACCAATTCCCGGCCCATGTTTCTTCTGCCACGTTGTACGGTGAGTACGCCGGCGTCCTCCCATAGCTGGTACATGATTGGCGGCTATTTGGTCAATACCACTTCCGCCATCCTGAGCTGAGCACGACATTTATATCTTCTTCGTGAAAAAGCTCGGGCAGCACTTTCGGACCTCGGCGAGAGCAACACCCGCAAGCTTTCCAACCTCGGCCTTAGCTAGCTTTACAGCCTCTACAACATACGGAAGTGAAACATCACACCAGGTTGCGAGTTCAGTCTTCTGCTCGTCAGATAGAGGTGACTCGCGAATAGCCTTCTTTACCTCCTCAACAATAAACTTAGCCTTATCTTCGTCGGAACGATCGGCCAGAATTTCAACCTCGGCGATCGTCTTAAGCACAAACTTTAGGAGATCAGACTTATTAGAAAAATCGACTACAGAGGTGGTAACAGCTGGAGCTGGAGCTGGAGCATCAACCGAAACAGAAGCAGCAGTACTATCCGACATTTTGTTACTACTCAGTAATTATTCTCTAAACTTCAAACCCACTCTACTGATTCTGTGCATCCAATGCAGCTTGTTTTGGGCATGAAGAACATCCCGGTTTACCGCCAGTCACCTTAATTTGGGACGAAATTGAATAGGCATAAACTGCAACGGCTAGCACGGCTAAAAGGATCATCCACCACTCCATTTTGTATATATAATGTATTTAGACATTTCGAAATGAACACAGCAATGGAGTACGAAAGTGAACGTGCTGTTGCCGACATTCAGATGGACGATGCTAAGTCTAAAGCTATGGATGAAGTCGCGGAACATACCTTCAAAGCAGATCCGCTGTGGCTTCAGCCTGCCGACACGAACGAGCTTCACGGTGTTCAAATAGATCAGGTCCCGGAGGGACAGTGGATTAGTGGTGGTAAGACTGGTACCGGCGCAAAAGACGAGCCAATGGCGAGTTCCACATTCGATCATGATCTTCCATCGTTAGCCAAAGATGGTCCTAAGGAACTTCCGGCGGTTCCAAATACTCCAGCAGGAAAACTCACAGCTTCCGATACCGACAAGCTTATCAAGGCTCATACTGGACCTACCGATGAAGATTTGGCCAAGATGCTGAATGTTACTGTTCTTGGGATGTATAAAGGAATGGAGGCTGGTATTTACCACAGGGAAGGGTTAATGAAGGCTTACAACGGCTTTCATAGTGGGTGAGTATAAAGTACAGTATGGGCATTCCCTTTTATTTTGCAAGTTTGATCAAGTCTCATCGAGGAATCACTGATGCAGTAAAGCGCGGCGCTCCAAAAGAAGTTGATGTTCTTGGAGTTGATTTCAATTGTTTGATTCACCGATATCTCAAAGATGATAATCCAGTTCAATCTGTGGTCGAAGCATTCGATTACATATTGAATCATGTATGTCGAGCAAAAATTGTTGTGATTGCTCTGGATGGTCTAGTTCCCTATGCAAAAATTGTTCAACAGCGATACCGTCGTATGCGTATTAAAGATGAAGCCGAAACTGGAACGTTCGATCGTAACCAAATTTCTCCGGGAACGCCGTATATGATCGAGCTTGAACATGCTCTAGCCGCAAAGTTTCCTTATGCGATTCTCTCACGAACTTCCGAGCCCGGGGAAGGTGAACATAAGTTGATGTTGGAACTGGATCGTATCCCCGAATCTCAGCGCCAAACTATTTGTATTTACGGCTTGGACGCAGATCTAATTCTCATCTGTTTGCAAAACCGCGAACTCTCCAAAAACGGAGGAATGACTCTTCTTCGCGAAAGTGCAGAATTCAACGATCCTTCTCTAAAATCTGCAGAATTTGCTACCCTGGATATTTGGGGTTTGGCTGGACAAATTCCAATTCAAATTCATCAGTATATTGCACTTTCCATTCTATGTTTCGGTAATGATTTTATGCCAAATTTGGGGATGTTTTCTTTGAGAGAAGATGGATATAACCGTGCGCTTCATTTGTACGCAGAAGCTAAAAATCCTGATCTGCTTACAGCACAAGGGAGGTTCTCGTTTTTGAAACTTGCAGCATCTCGTGAAATGAGCGTCTTCAAGGAGCGTATTCATTTGCGAAAGCGACCTGAAGAAAAGGGTATTTTGGGTAAGGATCAATCAAAGTTTTCTAGAAAGTATGGACTTCATGTTTTGGATGGAGTTTTGAATATGAAACCAGTTGTAGAAGCGTACTGGAAAACATTTCATTGGACGTTCGATTATTTCGTAGAAAGTTCACCTATAAATTGGGAATGGGTTTATCCTTATCCCGATGCACCACTCGTGTCTGATATCATACAATATGCAGAAACGAATATTGTTGAAGAAGATCTTAACTATACAATCACAGACCAACTGCAGTTTATTATGCCCAAGTCATCTCTAAGAAAGGCGCGTAAGCTTGTAAAGTTTCCCGACGAACTTCATTCGGAAACTCGCAATCCTTGGATGAAACGACATGACTGGGAAATGAAACCTCGGATCTCTCTTCCTTGGATTAACGCGGTCCAAACGAAAATTTCCCCCCTTTGAGTTTGAATCCAATTGATATATTGGGCTGGGAATATATTGGAATTTGGCTATACGGCGTTATAAATCTCGGAGTTGTCGCAATAGGCTGTAATATATCGGCTTCAGGGAACAATACGGAAAATCCGGTTTCTCGCGGGTTCCAATACTCCTGATTAATTTTTCGCATTTCTTTGGCATGACCCACTTGTATCATTCCTTCACCGCCACCTTCTTTCACCCAATTATTGATTAGATATGAGATATAACTCGCTCGATAATCGGCGGGTTTTTTAAGTTCGGTTGCCATTCGAAGTGAAGCTAAACATTCCGCAACCGTTGAAGGACGAGGTTTATCAATTCGCTTATTTACTGTATTATGGGCCCTAACCACAAATAAAAACAGGTTATACCGACTGTCTGCCCAAGTTGGAGTTTGTAATGTATACGATTTATACATACTTCCAAAATGTCCTTTACAGCTCGGGCATGATATTGTTTCGATAAATAACTCTAAGAACTTTTTAAGAATAGCCTTATCGGCTGCGTTCGGAAATTCGGGATAATTCACAGAGATAGAATGAAGCGTAATCCAACCCATCGGACCCCATACTGCTGTCATTCCAGTTATTTATTAACTTGAAATGAATCCTGCCAACATAGCGCCTTTCAGCATTTCGCGTTTAAGTTTGGCAGGAGTGTTTGGATTTTTCAAGAGTTTATGTTTTACAACCATTTCGTCGACCTGTTTATCAGACATCTTAGACAGTTTACGCTTAATTGTTTTCCGATGACGGTTCTCTCCTTTATCGGTAATCAATCGTATAGTATGGTTTCGCATAGACTTCTTTAAGGGTGGAGACTTTGCGGGATCCGCAACTGGCTTAAGTTTCAAAGTCTTCTTTAGTACACCGCGTGGGAATGTCTTCATAGTTTTAGGCTTTTTTCCCGCACCAACCGGGACTGAAACTTTCGTATCTTCGCCTACTTTCGTAATTACGAGTTTGTCGGCCATCGGCTCTCTTATTACAAAACGAATAAATAGATTTACGGAGAAGGAACCTCAAAGAATTACCATGGATTGGGACGCAATTTCTACTTATTTTAAGATTGATGGCGTTCATAAGCTGGTAGAGCATCAAATCGAGTCCTTTGAGGACTTTATTCGTAACAAGCTCCCGCTCATCGTGTGTTCTACCGCCCCTATTGTCGTGTGGCACGAACAGGACGAAGCGACAAAGAAGTACAAGTATGAGTTCCGTCTTTCATTTGAGAATATTACTTACATCAAACCCCGAATTCAGGAAGCCACTGGCCGTATTAAGCCTATGTTTCCTCAGGATGCTCGTACACGCAACTTCACTTACTCTGCTCAGATGTTTTGTGATATTCGGTTTACGACTCGGGCATACAAGGCTCCAACATACGGAACGTTTGATGAAGAAGTGAAGGTCTTTGAGGGAGTATCTTTGGGCAAGATTCCAGTGATGCTTGGGTCTTCACTGTGTATCATGAAGGATTATCCGCTGTCGAAGGAAGAGATTGGCGAGTGTACTTATGATCCGTTCGGCTACTTTCTCATTCATGGATCGGAGCGCACGATTCTCAGTCAAGAAAAGGTAGCCGATAATCAGATTATGATCTTCTACAACAAGAAAACGTCCTCGAAGTTCGGATTCTCGGCCGAAATGAAGTCGCTTCACGAGTCATTCACAACTCCACCGAAGAAGTTGGAGATCCGTATTAGTTCTAAGTTTAACGGGTTTGGTTACCCTCTTACGGTGTGTGTTCCTCGTTTCCGGGAGGATATCCCACTTATGGTTCTGTTCCGTGCATTTGGACTGGAATCTGACCAGGAAATCGCTCAGCTCATTTGGGGCGATACTCCGGATGAAAAGCATCTTGATATGCTTGCTGCGTCATTCAAGGAATGTTCGGATATCAAAATTTATACTCGTGATGACGCTATCGAGTACCTGACGCATCACCTGCAGTACGGAACCACATCCGAAGATAAGAAAGGGTATGTTCGGACTCTTTTGGAGACTGAATATCTACCGCATGTTCGGTTTGGTGGCGAGAAGAGTTCTCTAAAAATTCACGAAGCGCGTAAAATGATTCTAACATCCTGGATTATTCGTAAGCTCATTCTGACCGCACAAGGGCTAATGAAGATTGATGACCGCGATGCTTACCCGAACAAGCGTGTGGTCACAACCGGTGCTCTCCTAACTCATTTGTTTCGCCAACTGTTCCAAAAGGTATGTAAAGATATTCGATCAAAGTTTGTTCATGAGGTCAATAACGATACCTGGAAGAAGCGCGAAACTCCTCGTCCACTGGAAGTCCTAAATATTAACAATTTGTACAAGATTCTGAAGGTGTCGACTATCGAGGGCAAGCTCAAGCAAGCGTTGGCTACTGGTAACTTTACGGTACAGGGTCTTGGCACGACGTCTACGGCATCAACCGCCACAAAGGTCGGTGTATCGCAAGTTCTCAACCGTCTGTCGTATTCCGCGACCCTCAGCCATCTTCGTCGAATTCAAACTCCCGTTGAAAAGTCGGGTAAGCTTTTGGCTCCTCGTAAGCTTCACGGAACATCTTGGGGGTATGTCTGTCCGGTCGAGACTCCCGAGGGTCATTCCGTCGGTATTGTGAAGGGAATGTCTATGCTGACATCTGTGACCCAGCATACTTCATCGCTCGTTGTTCTGTCTGTTCTTCACGATCTACCGTGTGATATGACATGGATCACAGACATGTCTGTGAATACCGGAACCATGATTATTGTAAATGGAGTTATTGTAGGATATACTCCAACGCCAAAAGACGTATATGATTACTTGAAGAAGAGCAAGCTTTCCTTTCGTCTTCACCCACATACGGGAATTGCATGGAAGATTCAACAGAATATCATTAATGTAGAAACTGATGGTGGCCGCTTTGTTCGTCCGCTCTTTCGAGTCGATAACGGTAAGATTCTAACACCTCCACCGAATCCCCTCGAGTGGAACGATTGGATCCGGACATGTATCGAGTACATTGATCCGGCCGAATCTGAAACGATCAAGGTTGCAATGTTTCCGAATGAAATTACGGATCATACTCATTGTGAAATTCATCCAACGCTCATTCTCGGACATATGGCATCATCCATTCCATTCAGCGATCATAATCAGTCTCCTCGCAATACTTACCAATCAGCTATGGGAAAGCAGGCGATGGGTATCTTTGCCCGGAACTACGCTAAGCGCCTCGATAAGAACGGTTACATTCTTTGTTCGCCCATGCGTCCATTTGTTGAAACTCGTATGATGAATATTCTGAACACGCACGAAATGCCGAGCGGTGATAATGTCATGGTCGCTATCGGTATTTATGGCGGGTACAATCAGGAGGATTCGGTCATTCTGAATCGCGCATCTATAAACCGAGGCCTGTTTCGAACTCTGTATTACACGATTTACAAAGATGAGGAGCACCGTAATGTTTCATCGGGGAAAGAGGAAAAGTTTGCTAAGCCGAGGCGTGAAAATACTCGAGGATTCAAGACGAGCGCTTACCACGCTATCCAAGATAATGGCGCACCCGCTATGAATTCGTACATCAAGGAGAACGATGTGATTATCGGTAAAGTTACAAGCCTAAAGACTGATCCAAATGGATACGCTTACCGCGATTCTTCAACTATGCACCGCAATTCCGAAACTTGCCGTGTTGATGGCGTTTGGAACGATAAGAATTCTGACGGGTATCCTTTCATTAAAGTTCGAGTAGTGTCTGAGCGCGTTCCCGAGATTGGAGATAAGGTTTCCTCCCGACACGGACAGAAGGGTACTTGTGGTATCATTCTAAACGAAGAGGATATGCCATTCACGGCGTCCGGACTGCGCCCGGATATTATTATGAATCCCCATGCAGTTCCTTCGCGCATGACGATTGCTCAACTGATGGAGACCATGTACGGAAAGATCTGTGCTGAGCGAGGGACTTTGGGTGATGGAACGCCGTATTCTCACCTGAAGATTGGGACATTGCGTGAACACCTTCTGAGTTTGGGGATGCATCCTTACGGCAACGAGATGATGTACAATGGCCAAACTGGAGAAATGATGGAGGCAGAAATCTTTATGGGTCCAGCGTTCTATCAGCGACTCAAGCACATGGTGATTGACAAAAAACATTGTTTAACCGATGATCACGAGGTATTGACTACATTCGGTTGGAAAAATATTGACAAAGTAACGCTAGACGACAAAGTTGCTACTCTGCAGAATGGGCATGTAATGTACGAACACCCGATCAATACATTTGAGTACGATTACGAAGGAAAGATGTACGAACTAAATACTCAGCAGGTAAGCTTGAAGACAACACCAAACCACCGTATGTGGGTCGCTAAATCGTATACTCGCAAGCAGGAGTGGAGGTACGGTCTTCACGAAGCTCGAGATATTATCGGAAAACATGTAAAATATCAAAAGGACGCGATTTGGTCAAAGATTGATTACCAATTCATTCTTCCTGCGTTTGAAGATTCGCCGGAGGTGCGTGTGGATATGGACGCGTGGCTGAAGTTCTTTGGTATGTGGATTGGTGATGGTTGGTGTACAACGACCAAGGTATCATTCGCAGCGAATAAGCCTAGAGTCAAGCAGGCGCTTGATGAGTGTCTACCACTTCTAAATATTGATTACCACTACTACCCTGATTCATGTAAGCTTGATATCTCTAACCGCCAGCTCAGACACTATATGCGTCCATTGAGTGTCGGAGCCACGAATAAGCGTCTACCGGACTGGGTTTGGGAACTAAGTTCAACTCAGTGTCAGACTCTTATTACCGGATTACTACTGAGCGATGGACACACCTGCAATACATCGCTTCTATATTCAACTTCGTCTGATAAGTTAGCAAACGATATCCAACGGCTAGCTCTCCACGCAGGGTGGTCGGCGAATAAGCGTATCCATACTCCTGCGGGAACACCCTATACGATTGGCAATCATTCCGGATTTACCACGCAGAATTTGTGGCTACTGGCTTTCATTCAGCACAAGAACCGTCCTGCCGTAAATCACGGACATTGGAAGACGCAGAATGGACAAAGTGAAGAGATGGTAGATTTCTCGGGTAAAGTATTCTGTTTGGAAGTGCCCGGCAATGTATTCTATGTTCGTCGAAATGGTCTACCAGTTTGGACCGGAAATTCGCGGGCTCGTGGCCCTATTGTAAGCCTGACTCGTCAGCCTTGCGAAGGACGATCTCGCGACGGCGGTCTTCGTGTTGGAGAGATGGAGCGTGATTGCATGATTTCTCACGGTGCGGCGATGTTTACGAAAGAGCGACTCATGGATGTGTCCGATCCATTCACGACTGGATTCTGTAAGACTTGTGGAACTCTTGCTGTCGTAAACCCAGCAGAAAATGTGTACCATTGTGGAAATTGTGGCGTTAACACGAACTTCGAGATGAAGACCATTCCTTACGCTGTGAAACTTTGGTCTCAGGAACTCGAGGCTATGCATATTGTTCCGCGCATGGTATTCGAGTAATCTAAACACATAGACATAAAGTAAATGAATGAGTGGATCTATAACAGTTAATTTAAATGCAGGATTGGGAAACCAACTTTTTCAACTTGCATTTTTGGAGTATATGTCAAAAAGAAACAATATTCCTATACGTCTAACCAGTCTTCGAAGTCCACACACAGACCATTCAAATGTGAACTATTTTGAAAGTATATTTAAACGCTGGAGTGAAACGCCAATACATACACAGTATCGCAGAATCAATGAAGATAGTCTTGTGTTAGACATAGACCCCAGTTCTAATATTGGCTATCACGGATACTTTCAGGATTATAAGTTTACGGATGCAATTCGAGATACATTTATTCCCAAATTAACATTTGACACAAGTATTCTAGATAAGTATCCACACATCAACACACAATTTTTTATTCATGTGAGAGGCGGTGACTATTTAAATCAATGTAAATCGATTCATTATGTGAACTTGGTCTCATATTATGAAAAGTGTATAAAGTTGTGCCACGGTGAAGAGTTTGTCATATTCACAAACGATAAAGACTATTCTAAACAAATCTTCGGAAGTAGATTTCCGATCATAGATGAGTCCGAAGTTGATAGTTTGTATTTAATGAGTCAGTGTAAAGGGTGTATTTGTGCAAACTCAACATTCTCGTGGTGGGGTGCGTATTTAAATTCAACTAGACCTATTTATATGCCATCAACCTGGTATAACAACTACAAGTACGGATATTATTATTTTGATGGCGTTGTAATTGTAGATGTTTAGATTCTTGACTTAATGTAATGTATAAGTACTTCATTGAACTTATTGGAACCACGACAATTTTGTATGCTAAACTCCTAACAGAAGCCAATCCGACTGTTATGGGATTGGTGTACTTTTCAGTTTTGACGATTGCTCATACCATAACATCCGGATACTTCAATCCTTTGTCTGCGTTTGCCGGATACGCATTAGGCCGAGTTCCATTTGAGGAAATGGTTTACAATATTCTTACCCAAGTTGCGGCTATGATTCTAGTTGTGGTATCATTTACACCAATATCGACTTTCATGAAACAGGTGTAATATATCCAAATGAGTTTGTATCTTTATGTTGTGGATCCTGCTCACCGTGAACTCCAGCGCGATCATGTTCGTAACCGCCGCGCGACCGATTCGGGCGTAGATCTGATTTCTCAGCATAAGGTCCTCGATTTTGCACAATGTTTGTGCGTTGGAGCTGGATGCACGAAGGAGTACTGTCTGCCGTGTAATCTTGGTGTGGAAATCAAGACGGGTGTTGTGGCCGCTGCTGTGGACGGATACGGTAGGCCTGCACCTTACCTTTTGCTGGCCCGGTCATCTACGAGTCTTACACCACTTCGCATGTCGAACCAAATTGGACTGGCAGATGCCGGATACCGAGGTGAACTCATTGCCCGAGTTGATTGCTTGGATGCGAATCTCCAACATTACACGATTCCCGAAGGTCGCCGACTGTTTCAGATTGTTCAGCATAACTGGCTTCCATTCAAGGAAGTTATTCTCGTAGATTCTCCTTCCGATCTTCCTGCTCCTCCCGATAACCGTGGAGGCGGCGGATTTGGATCTACAGGCAACTAACACTCTTAAACATAAGCCCTTTTAGCACAGTGGTAGTGCACCCGCCTTGTAAGCGGGAGGTCATGAGTTCAATTCTCATAGAGGGCACATTCGAGACTCAAACGATGTTTCGAATGAGCCATAATGAAATGGCATCATGAATCACTGCTCCCCAGTATGCAGTGTATAATGTGGTCTTGAATCCAAAAACCATGCCTAGAATGAGAACGATTGAGCGGAGGAAGGTGTTCAGAATGGGGTTCGCGGTCGGGAAAAGTAGAGCGTCCATTTGTGAAAGAAAACGAAATTATAAAGGGTAAGCGAGTGAGTGAGTATAAATAATGGGATATATTTATCGCATCACGAACAATCTCAACGGCAAACAATACGTTGGGCAAACTTTACATTCAGATATCCATACACGATGGAATCAACATAAGCGAAAATGTAAAACTATGTTGGGACGATGTCTATTCAACGCTTATGTAAAACACGGGATTGAGAACTTTAAGTTTGAGATTGTGTGCATATGCTTTGATGAAGACTGTAACAAACTAGAAGAATTCTATATCAAAAAGTTTGATACACTGTCGCCAAATGGGTATAACTTGAAGGCCGGAGGCAAGAATTCAAGACAAAATGAAGAAACCAAAAGGCTTATTAGTGAAACGAAGAAAGGTGTTCCTAGCACAATTGTGTATACTGACGACATGAAGAAAGCCCGATCAGAAAGACAACTGGGCAATAAAAATCATAACTTTGGAAAACCCGTTTCTACCGAACAACGGTCTGATATAAGCGAAAAAATGAAACAGATTTGGAAAGAAAAGAAGAAAGTCGGATTCGTACAAAGCAAGACAGTCATGGAAGCTATGAATAAGGCTCTAGATGAGAAAAGAAAGAAGGTTGTTAAGAAACCTAAAGTTTTGTTAAAAGGACGAAAACAACGTGTTGGTCAATATGATGAAGCCGATAATTTACTTGAAGAGTTTGAAAGTATAGAGATAGCTGCTACTAAAACTGGAACGTGTTCAGCCGTTATTTCATCGGTGTGTCGTGAAGTAAAGAAACACGCTGGAGGATTCAAATGGAAATTCCTAGATGTAGACTTAGCTAACTTTAAACGGAATGTTACGACTGGCGAAAAGTATATAACAAAACAGAAAAATGTATATTCTGTAAGGATTAAGCGCGGATCCATCCTCAACCATCGGTCACACCATTCTTCGTTAGAAGATGCGGTTGCTATGCGAAATGATGTCATAAACAAGTTACCCGACGATTTACGATGATACCATATACCTAATTATTATTTTGTCAGCCCCTCGTGAAATTTTCAACTTCATTTTTTTTCTTGAGATATGACATAACAATACTATGGGTGGCGGGTTGATGCAGTTAGTATCATACGGAGCTCAAGATATTTACATCTCCGGAAACCCCCAGATTACGTTCTGGAAGATCCTATACAAGCGCCACACGAACTTCGCCGTAGAGTCCATTGAGGTAACCTTCAACGGCCAGGCGGACTTCAACAAGCGCGTAACGGCGGTCATCAACCGTAACGCCGACCTAATGTACAAGACCTATGTACAGGTAGTACTACCCGCGATTGATATCTCGACGACGGCGCAGCTCGGCCAGTCAGCAGCTGGCTTCCGCTGGCTCAACTACATCGGCCACCGCCTCATCAAGCAGGTCGAGCTCGAGATCGGCGGCCAGCGCATTGACCGCCAGTACGGCGACTGGATGCAGATCTGGACGCAGCTCGCGACGGATGCCGGTAACATTGCCGTGCTAGACTCCATGATCGGCAACACGCACGACCTAGTACTCATGAAGCGCTCAAACGCGCTCAAGCTAGACTCAACTTGCTCGGCGAACGAGACGACGATCTCATGCTTACCTCGCGCCGGTACGCCCGCCAAGACGCTCTACATTCCCCTCCAGTTTTGGTTCTGCCGCAACCCTGGTGTAGCGATCCCCCTAATCGCCCTCCAGTACCACGAGGTTCGCATCAATGTAGACTTCGAGACCTGGCAGAACTGCCAGTACGCCGAGGCCGCCGTCGGTGTACCAATTGCCGCCAACGCGCAGTCACTCGCCGCTGCCTCTCTCTATGTCGACTATGTCTACCTAGACACGGAGGAGCGCCGCCGCTTCGCCCAGCAGTCCCACGAGTACCTCATCGAGCAGGTACAGTACACGGGTGCTGAGTCCATCACGAGCTCGTCCAACAAGGTCCAGCTCAACTTCAACCACCCCGTCAAGGAGCTCCAGTGGGTCGTCCAGCGCGACTCATTCGTTGACTGCTCAACGGCCACCTGGCTCGCGTCGGTTGGCGGTGCCCAGCCCTTCAACTACTCCGATGACTTCTCCACGGATGGAATCATTGTATCTCTACTCTCGCAGACTTCGGGTGCGGCCACTGGCGGTGCCAACGCCTCGAATGCGACGATGAACCTGGGCCAGGGCGCGACGGAGTACTCGTCAATGGTTGGTGCCGATAGCTACGATCTCTCAGGCGTCCAGGAGTTCGAGACGGGTGTCAACTACCTACTCGCGAAGGTCATCCTCGGCTCCGGTGTACGCTGCGAGGGCAAGAACCCAGTCGAGGTTGCCAAGCTCCAGCTCAACGGCCAGGACCGCTTCACGGAGCGCGAGGGCTCATACTTCGACAAGGTCCAGCCTTACCAGCACCACAGCCGCTCCCCATCCACGGGCATCAACGTGTACTCCTTCGCTCTACGCCCCGAGGAGCACCAGCCCAGCGGCAGCTGCAACTTCTCCCGCATTGACAAGGCCACGCTACAGCTCACGGTCTCACTCAACACGGTCACCGGCACTCGCACGGCGCAGGTCCGCGTCTACGCGCTCAACTACAATGTACTCCGCGTCATGTCCGGCATGGGCGGCCTCGCGTACTCCAACTAAGCGTGAAACCAAATTGGACCGTAAGTGTAAGCGTAAGGGTTTCAAAAACCCACAATTGAGTTTCAAGACTGAACTTCAATTGTGGATTGAAAACAATGAATCTAGTATATTACACTGTCGGATTTGATCCCGGTTATTTAGATTTACTATACCTATCAATTCGTTCACTTCGGAAACAGAACACGACTGATGTTATGGTTATATGTGACGAGTTGCTGGTAGATCGATGTAGTGAAAAACTTAAGGCGTTTAGAGTTCAAGTCGTTCCATGTTCTGATTCTATATCTGCCATGGATTCGTCAATGAAGAAACTTCGAATATTTGATTACGATCTTTCAAAGTACTCCAAAGTATTGTTTGTGGATTCGGATATACTTGTAGATATTGATCTAAATACTATTTTTAGTAAGATTAATGATGATAAGTTACATGCTCCGATTGAGCACAGAGAATTAGGGTTTCACTACGAAAAATGGCATTCATTAAATACATATACAAAAGAAGACATTGATTTTTTAGTAAAAAATAGAATATACCCATTTTGTAGCGGAACGTTTGGGTTTGTGAATTCTGTTCGTATGAAAGAACACTTTTCAAACATACATGTTATGATTCAAAACCATACGAGTTATTATTATTACGAACAATCGTTTATGAATGTTTATTTTAATTTGCGTAACTTGGTGAATAGAGACACGATGAACGATTCTAATTATTCAATGGGTATGGCGGTTTTTTCTAACAGTCCAACACGTATATGGAACAAACATAAATTTCGCAATAAAATGTTTCATTTTTCCGATCCAAGAGGCGCCGATGCTAAACTTAAAGAAATGTTATGGTGGTACAATAGGTTCCTTCGATGATGTCTTTAAGGGACTGGCAGACAATTCGTAAACCTAAAAACAACTTAATTGTGAATGCATCTGCTACAGACGGATCAGATTCTCCTCAGCAATTTCCAATTGGACTGTACTATAAATATCTTTTGTTCGACAAACTTGAAACACAAATCGGGAGTCATGCAGACCTAGTTTTTTGTGGGATACGGTATACCGATCAACGAAGGCATGGAATAACTCGATCAACAATTGTAGACACACTTGAATCGAATGGAATCGGGAACACTATTCTAAGTTTATCCGATTATTGTACGATTTTGCCAAATTATAAGTTTGTGATCAGTCCTGAAGGGAATGGGGTGGATTGTCATAGACATTACGAAGCTCTTATGGCCGGATGCATTCCTATTGTGGAAGATAATCCTCATATTCGTTCAGTATACGGAAACTGCCCAATATTATATACTTCAAATTACTCCGAAATAACACCGGCATATCTGACTGAAAAATATACCGAAATGTTAGATTTGAAATATGATTTCTCGAGGCTTTTTATTTCATCCTATCCTATGAGTGTACGACACAAAATATTAGAAAATAGTTCTTTTTGGACGAAGGGTAATATAGCGCACCCTAGAAAGAATAATAAATGGGGTATTAAATAATGTCGAATAACAAGACCCAGCGTAAGGTAGGTAGCCGCCGTAAAGTTTGGAATGGTACTGCCGAGAAGACTCCTGGCGGTTTAACTCGCAAAGATTTGAAGCAGAACAAGTATGGACGTATTGTGAGTGTAAAGCGCAGTATTCGTGGAGGAGCAATGTGCGGAAACGGAACTGATGAAACTAAACCGGAAGAGAAGTAATGCAACCTGAAGGTAATTTCTTCAATTTAGGGTTCAACCAATCCGATATAGAATCATTAACTCATATGCATTCGGTCATTCGTTCTATGAAAGCATGGGATATCCTTTCTCGCCGCGATGTTCCAGGAGATGCAGGGTTCGTGAATCCTCGACATGAGGACCCGGATATCGTGATGTTTATGAAGGCTTTAAAAGATCTGAATATCGATTCATTTGGATTTGTGATGCGCCAAATGGAGTTTATTGCTAAATATGGATGGGAACAATTCATTGTCGAGCGCCGAGATGTTGTTGTTCCCCGAAACCATTTAAAGATTAAAACTCAAGTATAACTGACCTATTCGTATAGTCGGTTAGTACACGAGACTCTGAATCTCGTAACCCTGGTTCGAATCCAGGATGGGTCAAAAGGATTTTAAACGAACAAAACTTAATCTAAAAAATGCCGGAGTTTATTGTTGAAGCGAAAACCGTCCAAACTGGCGCTGTTCGCACACTGACAGAAGCTCTCAAGTGTATTCTCGTAGAGATGTCTCTGATCTTTGATAAGGATGGAATTCGTATGGTTGCCATGGACAACACTCGCACCGTTCTAGTTCATTTGCGCCTAAATGCAGAAAAGTTTGAAAAGTTCGGATATAATCATTCTGCTGGCAAGTTCGTGATTGGAATTAATACGGATCACCTCCACCGTATTCTGCGTACTGCCACGAACGATGATACCATAACTTTTTATGTCGACCAAACTGATCCGAATACGCTAGGTATTCTACTTGAGGATGGCGAGAAGAAGCAGGTCACTCGTTACAAGCTCAACCTACTTGATCGCGACGAGCCCGATATTTCTCTACCCGAAACTGAGTTTTCTACCCATATTACGATGCCATCACTCGATTTCCAAAAGATTTGCCGCGATATGACTCTACTTGGTGCAAAGACGGTGGAGATCAAGAATGTTTCATCTTCACTGACGTTTGGATGCAAGGGTCACTTTGCGTCTCGCACCACCATCATGGGTGATTCTGAGAACGAGTTTTCCATTCAGAAGAAGGAGACGAATGAGATTGTTACGGGAAACTTTTCGCTGCCCCATCTCGTTCTATTTACGAAGTGCACCAATCTGTGTAACAATCTCGAGATTCATATGAAGAACGATTGGTTCCTCATGATTCAGTATGTTGTGGCTAATCTTGGGTCAGTCAAGCTATGTTTGATGCCATGCTCAGCTTAAGGTATAAGCCTACAACAAACCCAACCATTCCTTCAAAAATATCAATCAGCATGTTGTGTTCTAACGGATCAACCATTTGGTATGTTATAAATACATCCAGGACTGGTCTATAAAAGGATCCTAAAAACCCAAAAATGAAATGCCAAAAGGAATTCCATTTGTCGGTAAATAGATCCCGCATTATAAGTTCATTCCATAAAACTCGTGAAGATAGACCGACAATCTACTTATTAATCCAAGTCCTAAACAGCCCACTGCCATACTTTCCGCGATAACAAAATATGTAGTAAACTCATCGGGATTAATTCCCAAGACATCTCGAATAATCTTTAAAAATGGGGGTTCGTGATTTGTGAGTTTTTGTTCGGCGACAATAGAAATGCACACTTTCAGAAAAATATGCTGAAGCCAAATCATAAATAAACACACAAATACGGCTATTTGAAACCAAAGTGCTGGATATACAGTATGTGATACCAAAACCATCACAACAATCGTCATACTCACAACAAAATGAACGACTCCCAAAATATATCCTAAAACTTCTCCGTCGGTCGTTAACCAACTGTACAAAAAACTGATCGTGTTTCTTGTATAGTTTTCTAATTTTTCTACCACCGGTCCGTTGATAATAATTTGCATTATTACTACTTGGGTCTTGCTTTATGGGGAGTATACGTAACATCATCTGCAACTTTGAAGAACTTCATTCCCGGATTCAAATATGAATTGTCGGATACGGTGGTTGTGCTGTTCCAAATTTTGATGATTGAGAAAGGACCCTTTGGAGAAATTGTTGCTCCAACGAGTGTCTCGCGACGATGAATCATAAGCTCATTTGAAACACAGTGAACCATCATGTCTATGAATGTATTATAAGCTGACTCGGCATCAATCTTTTTCGACCATGCTCCACCCGCTTCATTTTCCGGAACATCCCATACTGGCTTGAACCCTCGGCGCATAAAGAAGAACATACCCGACTCCCATGCTTCCTTTGAAATTGAATCCACAACTGTCCAAAACTGCTGAGGTGTAGAGATATCTACAAACTTCAGGTAACCGTTCATTGTGTAATCTTTGTTGTTTGGGTCATGATACCACAAAATCCAAGTATATTGGAACTTTGTGGTAGCTATTTCTGACCCCATTTGCTATACTATTCGAATATACTTAAAATGGATTCGTTTTTCATACAAATGAAATATGAGTAACAATGACAATGAGCCTCACGACTGAACAAGTGTATGGGGTTCGTTTTGGCCCAAAGTTGTCCCTCCCAAAGATTGTTCAGGATAACATTGCAAGTCTGCGCATTACCCCAGTACCATTCAAGGCGCCGTACCGTGCTCCCCAAAAGTTTTATCCAAAGAAGCCGAATCAGCCCGATAATTGGCGAGAGAATGCGCTCATAGAATCCGTGCGCCGAATCAAAGAGCGAGACGATCCTGAGTATGATGATGTGTTCAGTTCATTGAATAAGATTTCAAGCCGAACGCTCGACAAGCTATCCGAAAAGATTGTCACAAACATCAAGAAGCGCGACGAAATATTTCGTCTCCGAGTGACAACCCTTTTATTCGATATGGCAATTTCTCAGTCAGGGTATGCGATGCTGATGGCAGACTGTGCTAAGAAGCTAACAACTGAAATTCCCGAAATTCGTGAAGATTTAGTCGCGCAAACTGAGATGTTTCCAAAGCTTTACAATATGACTGAAACTGTTACATATCCGTCATCAGAGCAGCCAGGCTATTCTGATAAAGTTATTGAATGGATGAAGCTCAAAGATAAGCGCCGTGGGTATGCAAAGTTTATGACCCAGTTGTTTGTCCGGGAACTTGTCGACGAAAAAACCGTTGGCGAATGTATGACGCATGTGTCTGCTGATTTGGTCGTAATGGCAAAGCAGGAAAAGACGGAACAGTCGGAGGAAAACACGACCCAGTATGTAGATTTCTTATTTGAAACTGCCAAGATCCTCCCTTCATCGGCCAAGAATCTGCAAGTGCTCATGCATGGATTCATTCAGTCTGTGCTGACAATTCCGCGAACCGAACTTCCAAGTTTGAATATGCGATCTCGTTTCAAGCTAGAAGATGCTATTAAATGCGTTCAGTAGATTCAAGTTCAAAGAAACCCTTTAGATAAATGTCAGTATCGGTACCACCTGCTAGCGTATTAGTTCGCGCCGCGCAGGTATCTGTATCCGAAGATAAGCCAATTTACCTAGATTACTATAGCGATAGTCTAGAGAAGAAGTGCTGCATCGGTGTCCAGGAGTCCACGAAGTATCTTGTTAAGTCAGATTCCGAGTACACTTCGACGATTCAGTCAGTTTTTAAGTGTGAGTCTTGCTACATTGTAGCCACGGAGAATAGCCTGTACATTGTTTCGACTGAAATCCCAATTAAGAAGGTTCTATCTAAACAGGAGTAAATAAGTAAGCGTAACATGCTTCTATTCCCTCCTCCCCATTACTTTTTGTTTGAACCACTCAATGACCACGAAACAATAAAGATATGGAACGAGTACAGAAAAAACCATTGCGCCGAGTGTGAGTTTTCTGAAGTGGATGCCGCAGAATTGAATTCAGTGGATACCTTTGCTCCGTGGTTTGATAATTGGATTTCTCAGGTGCCGGCAAAACAGTCAACTCGTTTCCGGATTCTACTTATTTTGCATGCCGAATTCCTAACATATTCGTGCCAACAGATGCTCCGGCGTTCGCTTGAGCAACGGTCATTCAAGTGTAGAGTTTGGTTTCATGTTGAAGACCCAACAAATATCCAATCGGCTATTATGAGTCGATGTATTACAAAACGAATTCCTACTTACATCCATACTCCAACTCTTAAGTAATGGTAGTCATCAATGTATTTACTGACGGCGCATGTTCAAGCAATGGTCAGAAGAAAGCTCGTGGTTCGTGGGCCGCCTTCTTCCCTGAACATGAAAAGTTTAGCGAGGCAGGTCCACTCGCGGAAACGGAGCCTCAAACCAACCAGCGCGGTGAACTCCGTGCAATTCTACGAGCGGTAGATATTATCGAAAAGAACTTTGGATTTGAAGTTGATGTTCACATCTTTACGGATTCCATGTATTCCAAGGACTGTCTGACGACTTGGCTCCCTGCGTGGCTAGCAAACAACTGGAGAACAAAGCAGAATAAGCCAGTATGTCATCGTGACCTCATTGAGTATATTTCCACCAAGCTAGCCAAGTTCAATTCATTCATTATTTCACATGTAGAGGCACATACGGGTGGTGACGATTACAAGAGCGTGAATAATGATAAAGTTGATCGGATGGCTGTTCGTATTTTGGACCCACTTGCTGGTAATGAAGAAATGAAGGTCACGAGTAATACTGCTGTTCCAATTGACGGTCTGCCTATTTGGATGATGGGACCGCCTGTATCGGAAGCCGAACTTGCTAAGTGGTGCCACGCAAATACCGATAAACTCGATAAGGATGCTGTCGAAACTGCTCTACTACAGGCGCTTACCAAAACTCTAAAAAAGAAGGGGTTTGAGCTCACAAAACAGAAGTTGCACCGAAGCACAAGTTACCGCCTCGTTTCCGCAAACCATTTAATAGTCGAAGTACCTACAATAACAAAGGTAGAATGAGTATTCGCGCCTATCATTTCTGGTCGCCAACTTGTGGTCCTTGCCACCATATTAGGCCTGCTATAGAGCAGCTAAAGCAGGATTTCACGGAAGTGAAGTGGGAACATGTGAATACACATGATGACAAGAAAGGTCTTGCCGTTATGCATAATGTTAAAATTGTCCCGACAATTATAGTAGAAGTTCGGGATAATAAGGGTAAAATTCTAGGTGGGCAGCGTGCTACGGGAACCGACATGATGACATATCATCGTATGATTCGCGGTGCTATTAAGGCTGTGTCTGAGATACCGTCGTAGTTATAAGTTCACCATTTTTATACAAATCGCACACAAAATCATCGCCGCTAGCTTCTGCGCATTTGCTACCGTCGGCTGGTTTTGTTGCATCGGTGGGAGGTGCTTCTACTGCACCTAAACCCCCAGGAGTTGGCGTTCCTGTTTGGTTGGCTATGAATGGAGTAGACCCTCCGGACACCGCTTTCGTTACATGGTACCCTCCAATTCCAAAAGCAGCGCCACCTACAATCGCGACTGCTGGTGACCAAATAGGATCCAAACATCCTGCAGAATACATTGTACCAATCTGACCTAGAACCGTGGCTAAAAGAGCAACACCGGGAGCTATAGTGCGATCGGCATTTCCCGATTCCCATTCTCCGATCATGTAGTAAAACATGACTGCAGTGACAACTAAGATATTCTGAGGGGCATATTTATTATCAAATTTTTCCAGTCCAGGGAAAGAACATAATTCATTTCCACCGCCACGGAAAGGGTTTGTTGTAGGAAGTCCATCTGAATCCACAGCGGATGTCGCGGCGTCTGTTACAGTGGTTGCAGCGCGAGTCGCGGCCTGGGCCACTGCCTGAACCACTGTTCCTTTTGGAATTCCCATTCCCGCGAGACCATTCGCAATCATTGCCACAACTCCTACCAAACTTCCAATTGAAAACTTCAATGATTGGGAAATGATATCTGCAATCACTCCGAACGACAGAAGAGCTACTGGGATATAGTAGATAAGCTTTGTACCCGTCTGCGGGATCCCAATCCCCGACAAGAACTTGAATGCCGTGAATCCTAGTGCTCCAATAGACCCAAGCGAAACGAGCACGGCTATAATCAGACCAACTATAATCCACGCATTTTCAAATGGATTAGACGTCAGTATTCCCATTGATAATTATCAAGATACAAAATCATGCCAAACTACAAATGAGTCTGTATAGCTCAAGTACCTCATGGGGAGGGAACTGTTCAGGCGCTAATCAGAGCCCCATTAACTTATCCCAGGCTGCAGCCAAACCTTGTGATCTACTTTGTGAACTCACATTTGATGATGTGTATGTCCCCCAAGCTACAGTCTCAATTTCAAATGAAGGTATGGTCCTCCAAAACACGGCTGGTCTAGGCTCATGTAAGTTTAACGGTGAAGGATATACTTGCCAAGCTTTATTAGTCAATCACCCCAGTCATCATACGATTGAAAACATTCAAGCAGATGCCGAAGTCGTAGCTATGTTCACGAACCCTACAGGAAGTAATCTGTGTATCAGCACCCTCGTTCGCGTAAATCCTCACCAAACGAGTGCTTCCTCGTTTTTCAATGCATTCATTCCCTATGGTAACCCAAGTGTAGCATCCACGCCTGTAAACTTAGGCGAAAACTGGGGACTGTTTCAAATGGTTCCTCCTGCCGGTTCATACTATGTGTATGATGGATCGCTGGTAACTCCAGGATGCGATCCCGTAAAGTGGGTTGTTTTTAAATCAATGATTAATATTGATTCCAATGACTTTGCTCTTCTAGTCAAAAATGTCAATCCAGGATCACGACCTATTCAGGGCCTTGGTGATCGTGAAATATTTTACAATGATGTCGAGCAGTTACCTGGCGGACCCATGCCCCACGATAACAAGACATACATGAAATGCCGCCGTGCAGGTCAGAAGACTCCGTTAACTAAACCGGTCACACAGGCGCCATTAGGTGCAACATCCGCTAAAGATAAAAAGACTGTTTTAGGTCATGTCCAGGACTGGGCATCTTCGCAAGTCGCCGCAAATGGATACATTTCAATCGTAGATATGATTCTTTTCATCGTGGCATTTGGATTGGGTGTTTGGGCAGCATGGCTATATTCGGGGCAAATGGTCTTCCTTCTGCAATTAAATATATTCGCTCAGTGGATAGCGTCTAAACTCCGCAAACTTGTGGGATTTAACGATAGCCCGGCCCTTCCTATAACTTCGGCATCAATTTAAGGCTTGCGATCCCAATATGTTTCATACTCTTCCGGCTGATCATTCCAGAAACTTTGTTCCTCCTCTTCGTCGGAAAGAGGCGCATCTCCATTATCAAGTGCTTCCTGAATCTTGTCGCGCTTCACCTTGATCTTCTTCTCAACAACCGTCCAGCCATCGTCATTCGATGGGAGTTGAATATGCTCCTCTTCGGACTCCTCTCGGGCTTCGACTATAATAGGAGTCTTCTCCTTCATTTTTGGTAGCGGCATCGTCTTCTGCGGGACCGTTTCTCGAACGAATGAAAGCCGCGATGCCATCGTGTTGGGACGACGCGTAATATCGTCCGGCGCACCTAGAGTTTCATGACGGTCTAACCTTGACGATGATGATGGAGGCTTCTTCGTATCTACTTGAGATCGCTTGTGCGGAGGAATATAAGTTGACATTGCAGTTAGATTAATTATATTCACCGAATCCATTTTGCAGTACTAAACACACCACAGCATCCCCCAATCAACTTTGGGCACAGTGTTGTTAAGTTTGGTCTTTATTGTCTCAATATCGTAATACTCAGATGGCCTGAAAGTATATGCATCTCCCATTTGTAGGTAAAATTGAGTGAAGCCTAATCCGGCCAAATAGTCCAAGCACTTGAATGTGATGTGGTTGACCTCAGACGCCCATTCGAAACAAAGCTGGTCGACCTTTATGGTCAGTGACGACACACATTCATACTCACCTCCCTCAACATCAATTTTAATTAGATCAGGAATGCCGTACTCTTTAATTAGATTGTCGATCGTAATTGACTTACAAACCACTGCGTTATACGGTTGATTGTGAAATCGCGAATCCGCGCTCGTTAACCAATCCTTATTCAAAGTTGATAATACATTACAATGAGCTTCGTAAAATACTACATCGTTGCCATTGTTATTACATACCGCATAGTTCAGTGGTATAATATTGGTATTTGCACACGCATGTTTCAGTTGATTGAATGTCCCACTCGACGCTTCAACTGCAATAATTTTATTGCAACTGTGTATATTTTGTGTAGACCAACTGCCGACATTTGCTCCAATATCGAAATACATTGTATGTAGTTAACAGGTAGTCTCTAAACTTAAAAAACGAACTTACATGTTTCATTGTATGAACTATCAATGACGGTTGGCGTTTCAATTTCAACTACTGGCGTTCTTTCAGATATAACAATTCCGGCCAAGAACACAGATGTTCTTGAGTGGATTCGTAAGAAGTACAAGAATACCGATATTCAGTTCCAAGGTAAGATTCAAGATCCTCTGAAGGACGATAGGTGGCTATCTGTCTTCGCATATACTTCGGACGAGGATGAGAACGCACATATGCTTCCTGCGCCATTTGACGAAGAGTCGTATTCCGGCGTTATTGTGATTCTAGCATCGGCAAATGAAGATCAGGATACATACGACCCACATGTTAGCGCGTATACAAATCTGAAAGCATCTGAATATGAAACGCTGTATCAAGAGTGGACATTTGCCGATGACGAAGACGATGATGCGGGAGATAATGACGAAGAACTCGAACTGGATGAAGATGATGGTGGTGCAGATGCCAGCGATGAGGAACGCGATGTTATTCAAATCTCAAAACCCATTCATTCTCGATCAAAGAATGTATTTATCGAGTGTGCGCTCCGAAATAAAGTTATTGAGAATTTTACTGAGGTTTTGGATGCTAAACTTGCCGCTGAAGTCGAGGAGAGTGTACTGCATGTCGTCATCGACCAAGCAATTAAGGAAAATATGGAAGTTGATTGGTCAAATCGGATCTTTTGGAACATGTACCGTAGCCGCGCCATTTCATTATATGAGAATCTTCGTGGTATGAAAGGCTATGTTCAAAATTCTGAAGATTGGGCGACGAAGCTAAAAAATGGCGAAATTACTCCACGAGCATTTGCCGAAATGACTGCTTTGGATATGTGTCCTGCTCGATGGAAGGAAGCGATTGAAAAGATTATTGAATCGGAAAAGAAGCTGTATGCCAAGAATGACAGTGCGTCAATCTTTCTTTGGTGTTCGGTGTGCAAGAAGAAGTCTAAGTGCGATTATTATCAGATGCAGACTCGTTCGGCAGACGAACCGATGACAACTTTCGTGAACTGTCTTGAATGCGATCGTCGTTGGAAATTTTAGGAAAAGATGCTACTCGAACTTGTGGTGGTACTGGAATATGTATACTGGGCTTTGGAGTGCGATACATCGGATCTAACATATCTTCAGCCTGTGCAGATTTCCCGGCCATCATCGGAGAGTCCACATCGGCGGGGTATACATATATTGGATCCAAGCCGTTCGTAATTTCGGGTTTTGTAACTTCAGGAGTCGTCTTTCCAAACTTTAATTTAAATTCGGCAATGATCGGGTCAGGGATTTGTGGAGAGATTTCCGCCATTCGCTGAGATTCATCTCTCACAACTTTCAACATATCCCTTGGTATCATACGTTCTGATCGAGAGAGTGCAAGTTCGATCAGAATAAACCGATAAAGTTTTTTATATGTAATTGTAGCAATGCGATGAGATTCTGAACGCTTAGACCAAGCAAAGTAACTTGAAACTGTCGTTAGAATTGCTACAGATAAAGTTAGGACTCCAATAATGGTATTTCCAACTCTAGGATCCGGAATAAATTGACCAATGCCAATGGACGCAGATCCCGAAAGAGTTGCCAACACAATGGACGGTAAAGTTATGCATGTGCTAAACGACGAATATCGTTTTTCGGAACGGTCATGTAACCATGAAAAACACAGCGATCGCTCCCCTTCTGCAGCAATTACTTTTTCCAGTTGCGAGTTCCAAGATGCCAGCTTGCCATATTCGTCATCCATTGTTTTGTAAGTGTTAAATAATGGTGTGGGTCTACGAAGACTTGCCGCTCAGTCAAAAAGAGCGCAAACTATACAATGTCATTAAACGAAGTTCCAAAACGCTTCTAGCTGAACGTACTGTGAAACTTTTGAATCTTGCTCGATATTTAAGAAAGAAGAACTTGAAAACGCCCGAAGACATCCAAGCATCGGCGTTTTACGACAAGAAACACACGAAGCCTATTTTTAGCGAGAAAACGGCAAAAGCTCTTTCAAATGCCCTAAAAATGCGCGGCGGACTAGAATATCCCAAAACTGACGCAGCTGCTCGAAGTGCTATTTCCTATCTCCAATCATGGGATCCAACGCCTATTTCAGGACTTGTGAATGGCTTGAAAGACGGACTTGCTGGAACCGAACAGACGATTGAAGGCATTGTTCCGTATGGCAAATTAGGATTGGCAACCACACATGCTGCAATCGAAACCGGAGTGTCTGCTGCCAATAATATCGGAGAGTTGGCCAGTGCTCCGGGTGCAGCTCTCGTTATGATAGGCACGGTTCCTGCCGCGTTATCGGGAGCGGCTCTATCTATCTCCCAGGATGATTTCGGTCAGGCGGTTGTTCATCTTGTAAACGCCATTCCTGTCATGGGTCCGCCAATGGTGAAAGCCATCAATAAACTTGAACACATTTCAAAAATATCTGAAGAAAAGGGTGGCAAGAGGTTTTCAACGAGGAAACATAATAAATCTAAATGGCCGAGGAAGACCATGCGCAAGACACGGACAAAGTAAAGGATATTTTGAAGTCTTGGATTGCGGCGGATGACCGGGAACGCGAACTTCGTAAGCAGATTAAGCAACTTAAGGATGAAAAAAGCAAGGGTGCCGAAGAGATTCTGAAGTATATGCGTGATAATCAGGTTGATAACTTTGCGATCGAGGGGAAGGGTGGCCTTAGTCGTTCTGTTCGTACATCTCGTCCCGCTCTTCGTCGTGATACTATTCGCACTCAGCTACTTCTTCAGTTTGCGGATCAGCCTCAGCGAGTAGCTGAAGTGATGCAGGCGATTGAAGGAACTCCTGAGGCAGCGAGTGCTGGTCGTGAACTTTTGGTTCGTCGTGTTCCTCGTGAGAAGAAGATTAGTCTAGCTTAGTCTTTCAATTGCTTGTTTTGCCGCAAGTTGTTCTGCTTGCTTTTTCGTAGGAGCAGTTCCAATACCTAAATGGTTCCCTTTCTCGTCAATGGCTGCCATAGTGTAAGAATTCAATGAAGAAACGACCGCTAGATATGTTGGCGTATGATGAAATTTCGCTTGGTAGAGCTTTTGCAGTTGTTCCTTGAAATTACGATTGTTCATCAAAATTTTGGGGATATCGATGTATCGTTCAACCAAACAGATGACAAACTCGTAAACCACCTTGAAATCGTCAGAATCAATCCACAGTGCTCCAAGAAATGCTTCTAGGATATCTCCTAGTTTCTTGAAGTTGGTTCGACCAGCGCACACATCTTCATTATGCCGCGAAATGATATAGAATCTATCCAGTCCAATTTTTTGACTGAGCTGACCGAGCATTTCGTTACACACAATTTCCTTCTTCAAATCGGTCATGAAACCTTCATTTTCCTGAGGATACCGTTTCATCAGGTAAGTGGAAATACATGCACCCAAAATTGAATCCCCTAGATGTTCTAGACGTTCGTATGACTCATCAAATAAACCTAAACAGTGTTTTGGACATTCGGCTAACTGGGCTGCTTCACCAGTCGGAGATGTGTATTCACCTCGTTTTACATACGAAGAATGAACCATGGCTTGCTGAAATAGTTCATTTTTCCGAACTCGGTAATCGGAATTGTGCCTTAGAAGAATCGCTTGGATATCCGTATTGGTAAACAAGCGATTTTTTGGATTGAATGGATTGTAAAGAGTTTGAGTTGCCATTTTAATGTTTACGGTTCTTGCGACGACGAGTTCGTTTTTTACCGGCGGCTTTGGATCCTAAAATTCGTTCAACAACCACATCAAGTTTACGCCAGTTATCCAAAAAAAGTTTAGCGTTTTCGGGATCGGTTTCTTTCAGTTGAGAAAGTGCGGCACTCAAATTCTCCTCGATCGTTGGCTCATATTTTTCAATAAGTCCAGGGAGCTGTGCAGTTACAAACGCTAATGCCATTACTTCTTTACAGGAATATTTCGACGCGTCCTTCCTCCTTTTGCCGGTCCTTCAGATAAACTTGAGAATAAGAATGACCACTTCTGTGGAGGAGGATCAACTGTATGTGGAGCCAAAAACCATAAAGTCATTGCGGCTTTCTTTTCGGGAACATCGTCTTCTTCCGACGCACTCAGCCGAAGAAGACCAGTCACTGCAAGTTCTTCTCCTTCCTTTAACTGATCTTCGTATGGGGCCTTAGCTTCTTCTTTTGGAGATAAATCTACTTCACCTACTTTCGCCTGCAAACTTTCATAAATTTGAATCATATTTTTTTGAAGATTTCTTGGGTCAATGCATTTGGATGTTCCAGCTAATTCAATTAATCGACCTAGTTCAACACTTCCTTTATTGATGAAATCAACTATTTTTTGGACTCGATCCGTCATAAACTGCAAGCGCTGAGCCTTCCAATTCCGTTCAGTCAAATAGAGTTTCGTGATATTGGCTTTAATGATGTCTTTACCTTCATTGTATCGCACTTGATACGAAGAATCATCAAGAGTTTGATAAATCTTACCTAAATTGAGTGCAATCATATTTTGGTCGACTTCCCATACTGGTTCATCATACGAACCCGTATTTTGAATATACTGGTCATCGCTTTTTACCATATTGCAAAACTGATGAGCCCATTCGTATTCGAGTTTTCGCGCCTTCATTTTTCCAGCTGTAACATTCTCAATTTTTGGATCATATAAATCTAGGAAAAAACGAGCTTGAGCAATTGGAAGAACATGTTCGCACGCAGGTTCAGTTCCAATTCCCCCAGTTTCCGAGTCTGATTCGCTAGCTACATCACTATCTCTTGCCCTCTTACCTTGAACCACGCCTCCAGTAACAGTATCGGTTATAATATCCGTTCCACAAATCCAACAAGGTATTCCTTTCTTCCATTCACCAATAACATTCGTGCACTGAGATGTTGGATCAGCTAATTCCCAAATCTTACGAACTCGTTTTTTTCCTTTAATAATTGTTCGTCCCGTTTCATCTTTCAATCCGTGATTAAAAATTTCAACGGCTTCTTCTCCAAAAAGATACTTTGCCATGATAATTGCGGTTCTATCATAACAAGCAACATCTTTGGGCGCATCATAAATAGAGCGTTTTAATTGAAAAAGGGTTTGCTTGATTTTTGTTGCTAGTTCTTTATCTTTCGCTTTTGCCATGTCTCGTTCAACTTTCGCAAGTTCTTTATTAAATTCTTCTTCTTGCTTTGCTTTCATTTTAGGAGACAGTATAGGGGTTCTCTTTCCCAAATTTCCTTCCATTACATTATTATTAGCTAATCTTCTGACTCAGGAACAGCGCGAGTGAAACTATAATCAGAAGATGTGAGCTTTGACTTTTGGGCGTCTAGAATGAACTCAAAGCACCTCTCGGCAGACTGAACAGGAACAGTTGTTGCGAAGTATTTTTCTAGAAGATCTTTGAGATCCTTCTTTGATAGAGACCAGGGCTTTGACCATTCATTTGGACGCTGAATCGTGATTGTAGACCCATCTTCTTCAATCTTCAGTTTCTTGAAATTTGCGAACTGTTCAACCTTCATGAGATCTGCGAGTTCCATCTCTACAATCTTACGAGCCTCGCGCTTATCAAAGACTTCACGATTCAAAGCACGAAGCTTATCATCAACCTCACGATACTGCTTAACACATCGTTTCAAATCTTTAATTGCCTCTTCCATTCTTAGAGAATACTAAAGCTTTAAGAAACTTATCCATTTTCAATATAATGTTCTTCGACGAGATAGAAATCGAGAATTTGCGTAAAGTGTATAATAAAGAACACAAGGAATCTATCCCTAAAGGAAACGCTCAAACCGTATGGAAAAACATCCAAAAAAAGCTTCATGATGAATGTGACTCGGGTGCGGCAGAGTGTATTATCAACTCGTTACTTACCAAACCAAAAGCGCCTGCAGCCTGGAAAGGTAATCCCGAAGAATGGTTATCATCCGTCGACATTGATGCGGTCGAGAAACAGTTTGCTGCTCTCTTTCCGGATTATTACTATGTCGGTACTGTGCCTATAGATTTTGGAAAGAAATCAGAGACCGGATCATGTATTGTGAATTCGCTGTGTTCGCTCAACATTGAAGCACTGTATAACAAAGGATATCGCCGTATAGGAATAGTATTTAATACTGATGTGAGCACTGGCCCGGGACAGCATTGGATTGCTTTGTATTGCGATATCCGCCCCGAACTTGTTTTTCCTCGTATAACTTTCTTTGACTCGTATGCTGACCGACCTTCAAAAGAAGTGGTAAATTTGATGAAACGATGGAAGGTTACTTGGGATGCAACAAAAATTCACTCTAAGCCAATGGCTACAACGTACAATAAAACTCGGCATCAGTACGAGAATTCAGAGTGTGGAATGTACAGCTTATACTTTCACTACTGTTGTCTTTTGGGGATTCCAATGAAGAAACGAGTCCCGGATGAAGTCGTGCGTGGATTTCGCGGTGCTCTGTTTCGTGTATAGTAACAATGCGCGCCCGCGAATATATAATTTTGGGAGCGGTTATGGCATGTATCGGAGCAGTTGTGTATGGATTTTTTGTGGCTATTAATTCATGGAATAGGTAGTAATGGGTGGACGCGAATATGTAATTATAGGAACAGTCGCTGCTTTTTGCATTCTTCTTCTATGGGCTGTAATTGGATCTATTAATTCGTGGACTAAATAACAATGGACTGGTTGTCATTGTCAGCACCTCTAATAGCACTACTAATCGTCGTAATCGGCTATTGGTTGTACTTATCGTTCACACCGTCCGAATCCAAAGCTTTGGCTGCAGCAAAACCCAACTTTGCAGCTTACGAGAAGGTGACCAAGCTGGCGCCGTTAGGATGCCCACAAACACCGGCTTACCGCCTGTGTGATTTTTACGCCGCTGCATCGTCGTACTCTATTTTTCCAGGTGCCAAGATTTATGACTATGTGTCCGACGGTATAATCCCGCTGGTTGTGAAATCAGGCGCTAGGTTAGTCGAACTGGATGTGTATGCCGATGAATCTGATAAGCCGGTTGTTGGGTTGAAGAATCAAAATTTAGGCACAGATTACGCTTACAATACCGTTCCGTTTGAAGCATGCTGCGTTGCCCTGGCCAATACAGCTTTCAACTCTGTAACGTCTCCTGTATCGTCTGATCCTTTTATCCTGAGTTTGGTCTTCCATACCAATAAAACGATCGTCTTAAATGCGTGTGCCGAAATTATTAAAACCACTTGCCGACCTTATTTGCTCGACGCAGAATACGGGTACCAGCGACGCAACCTTGTTGTAGAGCCAGTATGTAATCTCCAGCGCAAACTTATTATTGTTTCAGGAGGCGAAGTGAAAGGAACTCTCATGGAAGAACTCATAAACATTTCCTGGGCTACATCTCATTTACGCCGTCTAACATACACTCAGGCATCCCAGCCGCACGATGCTGATGAATTAATTAACCATAACCGTAACCATATTACGATGGTTGTCCCCGATATTGGTGACGATTTAGTCAACTTCAATCCCCAAATACTCTTTTCGTACGGATGCCAGTGGATTATGATGAACTACGGTTCAGTAGATTCCGCGATGGAGAACTATATTGGCGAGTTCCAAGAGAACAGCCTAGTTTTAAAACCCGCACCACTCCGCCCTCTCCGTCCCAAGAAATACAAGAAACCAACTTTACCCGATCCTTCCGTATCTTTCCAGCCTATGCGTAAAACGAGCCCAATCTACGATGTTGTAGTATAAAATCTATACCTTAAAACAAAAATGGCGAACAAGTGGCTCACGCATGTCAAGCACACGATGAAGACGATGAAGAAGCGCGGTACCTACAAGAAGGGTGACGGACTCAAGAAGGTCATTCTAGAGGCCAAGAAGTCATACAAGAAGCACAAGGGTGGCGATTCCCCCACTTCACCCACGGCTTCCCCAGCTGCTACGCCTGTAAGCCCTGCGGTAATGGGTGGCCGCCGCAAGGGTCGCAAGGGAGGAAAAACCCAGCGCCGTCGCAAGTAGGCGTTTTCAGGAAAAAATGATTATAACTAACATATAAAGACAAATGGGTGGCGGTCTACTACAACTCGTTGCCTACGGCGCCCAAGATGCATATCTTTCTGGAAATCCCCAGATTACCTTCTGGAAGGGTCTGTTCAAGCGCCACACCAACTTCGCGATGGAGCCTTTTCGTGTGAATTTTACTGGCCAGGCTGCTTGGGGTACTAAGCACTCAGCTGTTCTAGGTCGCCATGCCGATCTTCTATACTCAACTTACCTAGAAGTTGTCATGCCCACTGGACTATTCAATAATGACCAGGGTCGTTTGGGCTACAATCTTATCAAGTATGTCGAACTCAACATTGGCGGGCAGGCGATTGACCGTTTGTACGGTGAGTGGCTATATTTATGGGATTCTCTATCCAGCGATCTAACTACGTCCAAGAAGCTGTGGAACATGGTCGGTGCTGGTCCTAATGTAAGTGGTGCGGTTGCCCAGGCATACGTGAACGATATTAACGGCAACACAAATGTCCTAAACACGACAGTAACACTTACGGATGCTTCTACAGCCTGCAACAGCAATGCCGGAAATTCAGGCCATCCGGCACTACCCAATGTTCTATACATTCCACTCACCTTCTTCTATACTCGCAACCCTGGTGCCGCGCTACCTCTAATTGCTCTACAGTACCATGAGGTCCGGATTGATCTTCAGTGGAACTCGGTTGACTTTATTAAGGGAAACTTTACAAATAACTTTGCAGATGGTACAAGCGGTGCCTCATTCCCTACTCAGCCAATTCAGGCTGCAATTTATGTAGATTACATTTACCTCGATACTGAGGAGCGTCGCCGGATGGCTCAGCAGTCCCACGAGTACCTCATTGAGCAGACGCAGTACAACGAGGATAAGGGTATTGCATCATACAACAACCGTATCGATCTAACTTTCAATCACCCAGTTAAGGAGCTCGTATGGGTTGTACAGCCTTCTGAGTACACGAACTGCAAGCTTGCGACGGGTAATCGCCGGGCGGCCACTCGTCTACAGCCATTCACATACGATATTGATGCCGTTTTTGAGCAGCATCTACAAATTAACGGCCAGGATCGTCTATCTAAGCGCTATGGCGACTACTTCAATACAGTACAGGCCTACCAGCACCACACTGGTCTTTGCGCTACAGTTCAGTCTTCGACAAGTCTTCCAATTCACCAGTCCGGTATTTACATGTACTCTTTTGCTCTACGCCCTGAGGAGCACCAGCCTTCAGGCACTTGCAATTTCTCACGCATTGATACGGCTACTATCGTAATGAACATGAGCGGCGGTGTATCTATTAACGAGAGCTCTGATACGACATGGGATGTGCGCGTGTACGCTGTTAACTACAACATTCTCCGCATCATGTCCGGAATGGGAGGTCTAGCGTACTCCAACTAAAGTTTCCAACTAAACGATCTCTAACCAATAAATAATGGAAGTCGACAAATTACTTATTGTCGCCCATCCCGACGACGAAGTTCTTTGGGGTGGACTCAACCTAATGTTACAATCAGGATGGTTTGTGGTTTGTTCGACGAACATAAGTAGCCCCACACGATCCCGTGAATTTTTCCGAACGATGTCGTATGCTGCCGTCACAAAATTCGTGATGTTTGATGTGGAAGACAAGTATGTGGAAGAAGATTCCGAAGCCGATGAACTGTATGACGGTTCAGTCTTCGAAAAAGCTTTAAATGAACTGTCTCGTAAAGAATGGAAGTTGGTGTTGACTCATAATGCGTCGGGAGAATACGGCCACGCCCATCACCGTAAAGTTCACCGAATGGTTGCGGCGCTGTTCCCACAAGCTAAGTTTTTTGCTGGTGGACATACTTTAACTACGTCCGAACTTGGAGAAAAGAAAGAACAGTTACAGTTCTATAAAGCGACCCAGGATATCTGTAACAAGATTTACAAGAATAAAGGGTCTTCTCTACGCAAACTTGAGCGCGAACATTACTTCCACGAGAAACCGTATGTCAAATATTCCAAATCAATAACGCCAGTCATCCACCAAATTTGGTTCGGAACTCCGTTGGCAAAAACTACCGTGCGATACAATCTGATGGCTGGAGTCAAAAAGGTTGCTGAAGCTTCGGGGTTTCAGTACAAATTATGGACGAATGATGATCTGTCTCTCGAGAACTTCCCGCTAACATGGTATTATATGAAAACTGCCATTGAAACTGGTGAGGATATTGGTCAGTCACGATTCGCACAAGTTGCGGATCTAGCTCGATACGAAATCCTGCACCGTTTTGGCGGAGTGTATATGGATTCTCTCTTTGAAATCAGTCCCGAATTTTGTGCGCATATCAAAAAGCATTCAAACTTTGATCTGATAGTTGCTAACGAGGATCCATGTGAACTGAAATGCAAGTCGGACGTTGGCAAGTATATGTCCAACGGATTCTTTGCGTGTATTCCTGGATGTATTGTTCTCAAGCGTCTGTTACATACCGCTACACTTGAAGACATAGATTTTGATAATGTTCAAATCAACCAAACAACTGGACCGTACTTTTTCCGCAGCGGAATCAAGCCTCGTGATAATGTTCATGTAATCCCAACGTCCAAAATTTACCCCTTTATGGTCAATGATTCAGGGTACCGTAAGGGTACACCAAATCAGTGCATTACTGGAGATGAAAAATTATTACATAATTGTTTAACACAGAAGTATCCTGATTCGCTGGCAGTTTATCATTCAGGATTCGGTGGGTCATGGAGTTGGTAAGTTATTACTCCATGAGAATGTCCGCCATATTCACGACATCATCCTTTGCCTGTTCCTGTTCAATGAGTAGATTGACGGCATTACGCTCGGCTTCAAAGACGGAATGGTCTTCTTCCGTTCCTTCGGGGAGCTTGGTCTCATCAACGAGAATATCCACAAATCCAGTTCCACATGGAGGCTTCTGTCCGAACATGATGTTCGCAGAGACGCCTTTCATATTATCGAACTCTCCCGACAGAGCCGCATTGAAGAGGATCTTGGACGTCTCCTCGAACGACGACTTGGCAAGCACACCGTTCTCAACATTCTTGTTCATTCCAAATCGGTCAACCTGTAGAATAAAGCCAGGGTAAGTCATGGCATCTACCAGCATCATCAGGTGGTGGTAATCGACTCCATCGGCATCGACGAAGACATTCACGAACTCTTCATACAGAGCAGCACGAACAGTTTCAATTCCAAACACATCGAGAACTTCGTGAATGCTGTCTGAGAAAGTACGGAATGGATCAACATTTGGAAGCACGGATAGATCCAGCAGATTCGTGCCCTCGACATCGAGGACATACTGTTTGGTGGCAGTATACGATCCCGTCTTCTCGTCCCACAGAAGCTGATTTGTGACTTCACGAGGAAATACACGCCCAATTCCGTCTACTCCTGTAAGAACTGTGTCAAGTAGCTTATCTTCAATGAAACGAAGAGATAGGGCATTCTTCACAGTATCTGCACCAAACACGATGCGCATCACAAGCTTATCGGGAGCATTCGTGTCAGAATGAATGCAGTCAAACACTTTGAGGATCTTGTTATTCTCAATCTTTGTTCGAATGAGTGGAAGATCAACAACATGACGAGCAGCCATTTCCTGGCGGTCAAGTTCTAGACGCATAATCCAAGGTGACGCACACTGGCCCTGAGTTACCGAGAACTTCTCATACGATTGGAGAATATCGCGATCTTCCTGGATGAGCGAGTTAGACGAAAGAGGATTGGGATCGTAGTAGATGCGGACTGATCGAGTGATATCGCGAAGAGTCGTCTTCTGAATCTCCTTCGCTTTGTAAATCGCCGAATCCTGAGACCCAGCAATACTTGGATCCAGATAAATTGTGTTTGAAGGGTTCTTAGGGTTATGTGATACGGATAGTAGTTCAACAATACGAGGTACACCCTTGGTAGCGTTCGCCTTGGCCGTTCCGGCAGAGTGGAAAGTGTTTAGCGTAAGCTGAGTCGTAGGCTCTCCAATTGACTGAGCACCGAGCGTTCCTACCATCTCACCGGCATGAACAATCGACTTCGTGTACTTGAATGCAACGTCCTTGAGCATTTCGTCGAATAGTTCGCGAGTCAGGCGCAGATCAACAATCACCTTCTTTGGCGAAAGGTAGAACCGCAGTAGAATCTTGAAGAGTTTGTTGTGACGGATCGTCTTGGTTTCAGATAGTTTTGCGAGTTCGTCCACAACATACCGAGGAGTTAGATCGGTCTTGACTGAGAATGTATTGCGATACTTTTCCGTGATTCGCTTGAAATTGACTGGGCTGGAAACCTTATCTTTCTTCGCATACCGTAGAACATCCTTTACGAACACATCGCGATCCTTGAGGATTTGCTCTACATTGTCGGGAATATCGTCGGTAGGTTCATGGAGAACGGCTGAAAGATCACCAGGCGCAAGAGCAAAGTCCCGGTAGATCTCTTCCATCGTCATCAATCCAAGCAAGCACTCCAGGCGCTCGACACATACCGAATCAATTCCATCGCCGCCATAATGGAACTGGATAACACCGCCATTCACATTGCGGACTGTACCATCATACTCTACATGAAGATCCTCCATCGTCTTTACGAGCTTGCGCTGGATGTAGCCTGAATCACTCGTCTTGACGGCCGTGTCAATCAAACCTTCACGACCACCCATAGCGTGGAAGAAGAACTCGGCTGGACGAATGCCGTTAATAAAACTGTTCTCTACGAAACCGCGAGACTCCATGTTGTCATCGAAACGGCTGAAGTGGGGTAGGGTACGATCTTGTAGCGTATACTGGATACGATGTCCAGCTACAAACTGCTGACCCAATAGCGCCATCATCTGTGTGATATTCAAATCACCACCCTTCGCACCGGACTTTACCATTTGAACCATTCGGTTATCCTTGGATAGACTGTTATTTACATTCTCGCTGATCTGACTGTTGATATCTTTCAGAGCTGACATGATCTTATTTTCAAGTTCCTCGCCATCCGGACGACCCGAAATGTTCGTGAAAGTTCCGGAGTGAACCGACGACATAATATCCGCAATCTTCTTCTTTCCGTCGGCAATCGTCTTCTTAATAAAGTCATCTGTCTCGATGTTTGCAATGAGATCGGACGCACCGACTGAGAACCCGGAGAACAGATTGTATTTGGTTACAATATTCTGAACATCGTTAATGAACTGAGCCGCGCGCTTAGGACCGAAATCGTTGTAGATGACATGAATGGCACCCTGTGAAGCCGCTCCGAATGCACCCTTGGTCAGAACTCCCGATTTCAGAGACCCATTCTCTACCTTGATACCCGAATTAATGTTCATGAGTGGGAATGCGGTTGAAATGATTTCTTTACCCGTAAGTAGTCGATTCTGACGACGGTATCCTGAAACCGGCTTCTTCATACGAGACATGATATTCATGGCAATATGTTCCGGAACTTTTACCGAATCTTGAGAAATGCGGTATGAACCTGTCATCGTATCCTGAAAGATTTGGATAATAGGAGATGCCAATCGAGGAGAGATGATTTGGCGAAGAACCGATGCCAAATACTTGAGTTCCGATGCAGCCGCAATGCTTTGAGGCACATGCATATTCATCTCGTCACCATCGAAATCGGCATTGTATGGCCGTGTAGCACTCACATTCAGACGGAAAGTCGAGTATGGTAGAACACGGATACGATGGCACTCCATAGAACCCTTGTGGAGAGATGGCTGGCGATTAAAGAGGACTACATCTCCATCAATCAGGTGACGATGGACGATATCGCCTTCCTTCACATCAATCGTTTCAGGATTCACAAACTTCAAACTGAATGGTTGATTCTCTTCCTTTAGAAATACTGACTTGGCTCCAGGATACTTTCCAGGACCGTTGCGAATGTACGTCATGAGACGATCGCGATTGTATCCCGTAACAACTTCGGGGAAAGTCAGGTTACGGGCAATTTCCTCCGGAACACCAAGCTCGTCCAAATCAATGTTCGCATCGGGAGTAATTACGGAACGAGCCGAGAAGTCTACGCGCTTACCCATCAAATTACCGCGCACACGACCAGTCTTAGCGCCAAGACGAGACTTTAAAGTTTTCAGAGGGCGCCCGGACCGCTGGGCCGAAGGAGGAAGTCCTTTGATATCGTTATCGACATAAGTGGCTACATCATACTGTAGCACAGCGAGATGGCGATCAATCACTTCGGCAGATTCACCCTTATCGATCTTATCGCGAAGCTTTTGGTTATTGCGCACAATATTGACTAGACAGTGAGTCAGGTCATCTTCCATGCGCTGGTTATCCTCCATGATAACGGAAGGGCGTACAGTGAGTGGAGGGACAGCCAAAACCGTACAGATCATCCAATCGGGACGACTGAACTTGGGGTTGAATCCGATAAGTTCGACATGGCGATCCGTAATGCGCTGGAATGCACGCAGCACCATTTCAGGTTGTAGAAATACTGGCGCTGCCTCGGTATCGTAAGTATACGCCTGCAGAGTTGCGACAGAACCCTCCTGCTTATCCACCTTCTTGATTGATGGGGTTGAACAGTGTGGGCACGCCGAGCTTTCCTTGAGCTCCTTGAGCTTGTATGCCGTTGTGCGGTCGCGAACAGCATTGAATCGGTCTACCCCCTTAGACATTGCCTCGATCTTCTCAAGTTCTTCATTAGGGAGGTAAGGATTTGAGCAGTTCAAACAAACAATTGAAAGAATCTTCATAATTGGATCAATAAATTGATAGAGGTATACGGGGCGTGCCAACTGAATGTGTCCAAAATGACCGGGACACAGAATATTGGTTTGCTTGCATGTTGGGCATATCTTGCCATTCTCAATCACTCCGAAATGAGGATCAAATACACCACCGGGGACTGGCTGTTGAGCCTGGGTCGTCTTGTCGGTAATCACTTCAACTACACTTCGAGCTACAATTTCTTGAGGATTGGCGATGCCAAACTGGACACCGATAATTGTATCTCCCATTCTTGTAATTACTAAGTATTGTCTTTAGATTCTTCCATTTTCCATCAAAGATTCCGAGATACTTTCAGCGTTAGCGTCCAAAAGTCGTCATCGTTTAGAATATTGGTCACAATATACGAGGGATAGTCATCTTCTAATTTCATAGCCCAATTTTCAAACTCGGGACCAAGCCGTTGAACAAACTTTTTTTTGTCTTTGATTTTCATTCGCTTTAGATCTTGAAAAATGCGATCGGCAAGTTCTGCGGTTTTATTCGGTTGCATGCTCTCATCTTTCAAGATTCTTACCATCTTGTTCCACTCGTCCATTTGAAAATCTACGGGGAAATATAATGAAGTTGAAAACGATTCGTCGGTCGCATAAGAAAGAGAAGAAATGGGATGCGGTGTTTGATAAAGACGGTAAAGAAAAGGTAGTTCCGTTTGGACAGAAAGGATATTCCGATTACACGAAACACAAGGATAAAACTCGAAAGCTGCGTTATCTAAAGCGGCATTCGGGAATGGGAGAGCACTGGAATAAACCCGATACTCCAGGTGCTTTATCAAAATGGGTGTTGTGGAATAAACCTACATTCAACGCAAGCGTTGCAGATTTTAAGAAACGGTTCAACTTATAATGTCCGGCGAACGATGATTTGATAAAATGTTGATTGTCCATCGTAAATAATATCTATTCTTGTTTTGAATTCTTCTATAAACTTTTGTATACCCACCATCGTCTGTTTCCAGGTTAGGCAATAGTCGTCAAACACAATATACCCACCAACTTTTACTTTTTGCAATGACATCACGCCATCTCGATACACATACTCTGTTTCGTGGTTTCCATCAACAAAAATAATATCGAAAAAATTATTCGGGAGAGTCGGAACGATATCATCTGAACATCCACGCTTGATAATAAATTTACTAGGATCTGCGAGTTTTGTGATATTCGATAAAAATGTGTTATATCCTTTCTCTTGTTCGCCTTTGTATTCAGGATAGTCGTCATAATCCATCCACGGATCTACACAATAAATTCGGGATCCTGGGTTATTTGCATACGATCGTTCTATAAGTATTGCATTACCGCCATCCGCACATCCAATTTCAAGATAATTTATTGGACTCGTTGTCATCGGGATATGACTCCTCCAACTTCGGTCGGGGTGTTTATTGTAGAATCGACCTTCATATCCTTCAGGCCTAGCTGGTTTGTTTTTTACATTTTTATTTAGCCATGACAGCATTTACGATTATATTGTGTTATTATTTAATGCAGTCTTTGAAGACCAAAGAAACTCGATTGAAAGAAGGGTTGCATATTTTGAATCAGCTCCGAGAGACAGGAGTTGGAGATGTATCGGGAGGATTTATTGAATTGAAGAAACAGGTGTCTGAATGGGTGTCAACTGGTAAATCGTGGGATGGGCGTATAGAGTTTCCCGAATATGGTCGATATGCGTTAGTGACTCTTCCAAAATCGGCAAATGTTGTGTCCACATTGGCATTTAAGCGCACGCGTGGTATATAAATCACGAGATTCGGATAATGGGATTCCAGGGCCCTTAAGAGGCCCCGTTTTAAGACAGAGCCGGTTCGATTCCGGCATCTCGTATCACACCCATAGTTTAGTGGTAGAATGAGACCCTTCCAAGGTCTTGGCTCGGGTTCGATTCCCGATGGGTGTATCCAATCATACTTTCAAAACTAAATGGCGTATTTCTCCCACTTCCTAGCCAAGCCTTTGCATTGGCATTAAAGAAATGAACATAGAAAAACACAACCGTTCCTATTACTATCGAGTACCAAAGCTCCATGGTAATAAAAACGAATATATTAAGATAAATTTAACTCAGTGTAATGGACCCTCCTAAAACTCGTCGTGAATCGAAAAAAACTAAAAAGGAAAAAAAAGGAGATCGGTACGGGCAGAAACATGTTCGAGCAGTTGAAGCCCTCAAGAAGACTTGATGTAAAGTGCATCACCCCATCCGTGATGAGTCATTTGAGTATGTGCACGGCTAAATCCACGCTCCTGGAGAAAGCTGTCGATATCTCCGATAAGAGCGCAGTTCTCATACAGCTCTTTTTGGTTTACTTCGAGATATAGTGCTGTTGCATGTTTTAGAGACTCTTCTGCCCCCTTGAGAGCTAAAAGCTCGGCTCCTTGAATATCAAAGTTCCAAAAGTTATACTTTGCCGCATCAAGATTGTTGCGCTTGAAAAATGTGTCGACACTTACAGTTTGCATTGGGGTACTCTTGACATAATGAACCCACGGATGTTCCTGTAGATGTGTCTTTAACTTTAGGACACTCGATGATTGTACATTATTTGACTCATGAAATACGACAGTCTCATCATCTTTGTCGGTAATCACCGCCTGATACATATTTGGAATTCCCCGAGACTTTGCCTGGTTAACCTTCTCTTCAACTGCGTCTATCCATACAATCGTATCAGCAGTAATACCCCAACCATTATAAAACGCCATCTCTTCACAATCATGCGCGCCTACATGAAACACGCCGGTTATAGGAGTCTTTGTTACGTCCAATATAGTCTTCACTACTTCCGGATCAATCAGCATTTAATAAGTAAGTTTAATGACATCTAAATCATATAGAAAACTGCAAACTTTGAAGTTTTTGAACTTGGGGGTGTAGATTGACGAATTGAGGAATATAACACCAAGGTTTATGACATCCAAATGGCTGACTATAAAACACCGTCTCTACTGAAAACTGCTTCGCTTTTTCCGGCAGAGGTTTGTGAACTTTAATTGAAAAATCGTTATTCGTGCGTCCGGAATATTGTGAAAAGTACCCATCTTCTGCTTCTCCTTTGATGAAAGGAACCTTTTGAATGAGTTCTAGCATTTTAGTTTTGCGTCGCAGTGAAAACCCACCATTTCCCACTTGACCATCGGTCCATGGCGCACCTACGTAATCATATTCTAAAAATTCAGATATCAAATGTGCATTTTGGGGAAGAATTATAGTATCTGTTTGAAACACTAAAAATGTTTCAGTAGGAATATATTCGTGAAATGCAGGACTCGTTAGCAGTTCGTTGTATTGAGCAATATTCATATTGTCCACTCCCAAATTTACAAGACGTATTCTTGGCGAACTTTTTAGTTCATACTTTATGATATTTTGGATATACTCTACATTCTGAGTTCCATGACACACAACGATATTCCAATCATCAGACAGATTGGTTAGAATATTGTTTAGGACATACGACAACGCCGCATGTTTGCGTGGTTCTACGATAATTGCAGTATACATTATACCTATTTCAAAAGTCCCGTTAAAACAACACGGTGTGTTCGGTGTTTATCACGCGTTTTCGTCCGGAATCCTTGTTTTGTGCGCCGACAGGTCACGCCGCGATATGATTTACGATCACATCCACTCGCATGATACATCACGCGTGCCACAAATCCTCGGTACGATACGATGTTTGAATGTGATGTGCGAGATAGAGCTTTCAGAAGACCGTACATCCACTTTTGGTAAGATTTCTTATCCTCTAATGGTACATCTCCCTTACTCAAATACGACTTGAATGCTGCCCGCAACTTTTCAAATGGGTAGACATCCGCTAAATGATCAATAAATTGACGATGACGAGCCATATCGTTCGGCTCAGGATGATCGGGGTAATTTGATGCGAGCGTAAATAGGAAATCACGCCCTGGAACGGCGGTGGGTTTCATAGCTAGGTATCGCTTTTTCACTTCTTCGAAGGACGGATCGGGACCGGGGTCGGAAACTTCAGGATTATCTGCACACTGAGTTCTCAATTTGTTATTCACCATATTATGAATCTCGTATAACCACTTGGCTGGATCACCTTTTAAGGGATGTTGAGCCACAAACTCGGTCGTAGACGCTCGGCAGAATTTGCATGGCAACATCTCTTTCATGTCCAATAGAACCTGATGAGGATTTGCGGACAGAAATGCTACAAGATGAAACAATTGCCAGGCACTTGGGCCCCAATAGAGAGTGTTAAACCCCATATAACTACTCTTTACCGCAAAAAGATTTCTTCCTGAAATGGTAAATGAGCGCCGATAGCACTGTCATAACTTTTGCGGTAGCGATCTATCTTGGGTTTGCTCTAAGCCAGTTCTTTGGCTCTATTACGCGCGATCTAGTTACTCCCTTTGTAGCTGTTCTTTTCCCAGGCGTTCAGCAGGCTGTAGGTCACTATGTCCTCAACATTGGTCCCATCAAGCTGAGCATTGGTGATGCAATTGGCGCGACATTCAATCTCCTCATCGCATTTGCGGTTGTGTCTTTCACCCTGCCATACATTCGCGCCTATGTCCCCGTCGGCGGACGCAAGTAAATGTTGAGTATGAATAAAGATGAGCTGGTGGGATGACTTAAAATCGCGCGTCATGGGACCCGCACAAGCAGTCGCCGATAAAACTAGTTTACCCGACCTAAAGCCAGCTGCTCCCGCTGAGGCGCCTGGTACGACGGTAACAGGTGGAAAGCGTGCGCGCCGTACACGCAAAAACCGCAAGCACTCGAAGAAGACCCACAAGCGCAGTTAAAAATCCAACTTACGGTCCGAATCATGGTCTTGAATTACTCGATCTTGAAATTTGTCCATCCGCCCTTATGGAACTTTCCGTATGTAACTTCGACCCTCTTCTCCATTTCATTTGGAGCTAGCCGTAACTCATTGTCGGAACACCACTGCCTGAATGCTCTGCGGAGAGTCGTTTTATCAATTGGAACAATCACATCTCCTTCGGCAATAGGAACCAGTTTCTCAGATACAAACCTTGCAATTCCGTCATTCTCGTTACGGTATTCCTCACTGTACTCCATCACAGCAGCAGGTGCGGGGAGCTTTCGTAGCCCCTTACCTTCTGTAAGAATATGAATCAGATAACTCATAAATGGCGTAGCCCATTCTTTTCCTTGAACGGCATACTGAATAGATTCGTCCATTGGGTACTCATTTGGAGCACTTGGCTTTAGAACAAACTTTGATAGGAAGTTGATAACCACCAAACGACGCCAAGTACCTCCATCTGTGGTATTGATCTTTGGCTTGTCGTTACACGCCAAATGAAACTTCGCCTGCACCTCAAACTCTGTACCCGACTTGAACAGATCGCGAGCATACATCTTCTCACCTGAAGTAATCTCCTTCATCAATCCGGTATTCAGTGCAATCGACTCATCCGGCTCCTGCATAGTTACGAACCTCCTACCCTTGAGTCGAATAACTTCCGGAGCTGCGTTACCCGAACCCTTACGCTTCTGAGTGAAGAGCGAGATCGGAACGGTGCACGCATAATCTCCAAGTGCACTGGACGTCAAATTCATGATCATTGATTTACCGTTAGAGCCTGAACCCGTAAGAATATGGAACTTTTGGGCGGGGTTTCCACCGATCAAATTCGTAGCCAAGTGTTTTAGAAAGTAGTCGCGAACCTCAGGGTTAGGCAGAACTTGTTTGATGAACGTATCGACTGCGGACCAAGTATCATACTCGTAGTATTTACGAGACGCTTCATAATCAATCATCGTTGAGAAGGATAGATAATCTTCAGGCTTACCGTCGCGGAACTCCATAGTCGTCAGATCCATAACACCATTGTTAAACGCGATCAGATCCTTGTTGGAATCGACGAGCTTGGTAAACTCTTCATCGAAGAACAGCTCGCGGCACTCCTTCATGACATTGTCCTTGAACTTTGTGGTCTTTAGCTTGGTGTAGATCATATTGAACTTATTGCGCTGAGAATCTAGCTGACAATGTTCGCATGTCCCACACTCCTTCTTGTTATCGCCAGTACAAGTGAGCAAATTCCGCGTCTCCATCTCCTTCCCAATCTCGTTCGTCTTTTTCAAGAAGAGGCCCGCAATTTCCTTCGAGAGTTTGAGCTGGAGATTGATTCCGCGGTCCGTTTCTCGCCAAATATGTCCTGCCCAACGATACCATACATTCTTACCGAAATCACAGCATATATACTGGTCACGAAACTTCGCATGAATGAGTGCAGCTACATCGTGTTCGGTACCCGAACATGCCGCAAGAATCAAGCGATCGACATTTGATGCCTCAATTGAAATGTATCCGTCACGGTTATCTTCACGAGACCAGTACCGCAGTGTTCCCTCCTGAACGCGATCTCCGTCGTTACGAAACTTCAAGGCGTTCCACATATTAATGCATCCAGCTTCGTCGTACTTATTTTCCGCCTGAGCACTGAAATCCAAGAATACATCCAGGAGATCGGGATGAATATTGTACAAACACTGGGCTACTTTCTGCCACTCTCCGTAAGTTACGGCTCGTTCCGGGTTCATATTCATCGCGTGATCGCGAATGTAATTGCGACGGTCAGGATCGAGTGGAGGAATCACAATACGACCGGTCGGCGACGATCCGCGCGAACCCTGTTCACCTCCACGAATCGCCGGACGACCACGGGCTGGAGCCATCGCCCTCCCTCCGGAAATCCGAACTTCAGAATTCTGATGCTTCAGTCCAGCATAAATCTTTTTGGCCTCTTCCGTCATCGAAGTTTCAACTCCATCCTTCTCCTCGCGATACAACGACAATGTTTGCATAAGCGCTACCGATTCTTTCGGAACTTCATCAATGACGCGGAGACCGTTTGGTGTCCATTCTACAATATATGAAACGAGATATGGCAGAGCATTCACATCATTCTTGCGAGATCCATACAAAGTCCATGGAACGGTTCGGTTCACGACCTGCTCGTCATACACCTTCTCCCACGACTCGCTGAGTGGAAGTCCGCCAAAATGCTGGTCCATAGTTTTGAGAAGGTTGCGACGAGCACGCTGCTCGACAAACTTGTGGGTGCACACATCCGGCACAACAATATGAATACCGGACTTTTTCACATTCTTCTTGGAATCCAGTGTCGGCCGGCGCTTTTCCATGACATACAGTTGAACACTTTGAGGAATTTCCAAATATTGGCGAATTTCAGACATGTATGCTCCAATGAAAGAGCATACTTGGTCTCGCGTATGCAAATGCTTCTCAACTTCACGAGAATAAATGAAATCGAAGTCGATACGCAACGGGCCGATCTCGGACGACTTTTCTGCTAGATATTGCTTTTCCTGATCTGTGATCGTTTCCGTGTACAAAGAGTAGAACCGCTGGCGATCATCCTCGCCGATAAAGTAAGAACCGCCGGCAAGAGACACATGAGTCCAAACACCGTCAGCTTTATGGTTATCTAGAAATTCGCGTAGCTTGTCCTTGCTCGACATTCCGTAGTTATTAGTCCCAGAATAATTTAGAGAAATATCCGTTTTCATTTTTTCGAACAACATTCAAAACAAACTTGGTAGATTAGGTCTTCCAATTTGAAAAGAGTCCAGCATCGCGCACAAACTTCCATATTGTATTGTAAAACGAATTTATAGAGAGTCTTGTAGTAAATAGTAATGAAGTTCTGTCCAGCTTGCCGCAATATGCTTTACCCGATTGACGAGAGCGTCGTTGATGGAACCAAAACTGCAGTATTTTCGTGCAATAAGTGTGAGTACAAGGAGAAGGTTGATGATGCGAATCCTATCGTCTATGAGCATATTCTCCGAGAAGATAAGGCCGCTATTGCTGCCAATCCATACCTAAAGTTCGATCCGACATTGGAACATTTTGAAAACATTGTGTGCCCTACCGCCGACTGCCCTTCTAAATCCGGAGCGAAGCCCGATATTGTAGCCGTAAAAACAAATGAGAAGAAGTTGATTTGGCTGTATCAGTGCGCCAACTGCAATACTTCGTGGGAACAATCGTCTCGCGCAACTTAATAAGGAATGGCGACACAAGCTGAACGGTTCTGTCGGTGTGTAAAGGATGTGTCTAAAAAGATTACTTTGCGCCGTAATTTGGCTAAAACAAAAGAAGGTGCGGCTACGGCAATTTGCACGAAGGCTATTCTGTGGCCTCAGGGACGCACGATTCGCCGTTTTTCATGTCGCGGAAAGAAAGCTAAGTTGATGACTCAGAAGCGGAAGTAAGAGCCTTCCACGATACTGGGAAGAGTGGCTCAATCAGTTCACCGAGCTTGCGAGCATATTCCTGGATTTCCCGCTGAGCCGTAGGGTCCGTGCGCAGCTTGTACAAGCGAGCATAGGCTGCCAAACTTCCGGTCTCAATGAATTCCGTATACATAGACTGTGGAAGAACACATCGTGCAATTTCCGGAGCTACTCCTCGTCCAAGCAAATCTTCGTACACCATGACATTGACTTCCGTATGTGTTTTGATTAATTGATGCACGGTTTCAGAATCCACAACAGAATTTTCCTTACTTCCCTGCTTCAGCTTAGGATCGCGCTCGCGAATCTGAGCTGGCGTTGGAATCCAACATTCGGGGGCCGTATCGACATATCGACGAGACACTTCGTTGCGCGCAAACCCAATTTGATGACGAAACCATTCGCGTGCTACAAATATTGGCATCTTGATTCGTAGCCGGATTTGGGGGTGAAAAAATGGGGAAATATGATTGTGTTTGGCTAGATACATAACCAGCTTCGCATCCTGGTTCGAAAACTCGGTTGATTCCTTAGCAAACGATACACGAGCAGCATTGACGACTGTTAAATCGGAACCAAATACTTCAAGGAGTTCCATTCGTTCTTCTGAGATCGATGTATTAAAACGGAAAGAATATAGATATAATTTTAGAGAAGTAAGTAATGGAACAACTTCGTTTTGATTCTCGCCTTGTGCACACGGAAGTCCAATCCGTGGCTCGTCAATCGGTTGCCGATTCTTTGAAATCTGAGCGTATTACTGAACCGTTTTATACAAAATATGAATACACAACTCTTGTTGGAACACGAGCCCAGCAGATAGCAGAGGGAAGTAAACCTCTCATATCTTTGGACGGAATGATCACATCCGATCCTCAATTTGTTTGGAATGTTGCAGAAAAGGAGATTGCTCAAAAGAAATTGCCATTCATTATTCACCGGCGCCTACCGTCAGGTCTTTCAGAATACTGGAGCGCGCAGGAACTTGATATTCTTTGGTGAGGAGGAGAACCTCTAACCGTTCATCTGCTCGAGCGTTTCAGCCGATGGGGGGTAGACTAACAGGGTTGGGCGAGTTCCCTGTGAAAGCATTGATGGCGAATCGTGGGTCGCACTGCCGTTCGCAAACTGAAGATCGATGCTCGTTAGAGGATCAAAACGCGCCATATCCAGGCCCATGTCCAAAAACAGCCGGCGGGCATCGGAACGAACATAGGCCGTCCATAAATCGCGCAGGAGGAAAACGACTAACACTGTTGAAGCTAGAGCAGTGTACAGTAGATTTTTTGAATAGAGCCAAACCACTGCCGAGAGAAGCAGAACTGTTGCTCCTGGTCGGGTTAGTTTTAGGAGTAGTTCTAACACTACAAAGCTGAACTGTTTTAGAACGATTACAAGCCCCAAAACTCCCAAAACGCCCAAAGCATACTTTGAATCATTCATTCTTATATTTCATAACAGAAAACGAATATAGAAGGAAAAAGAAGTTAAATAGTAAATGATTATTCCAATCGAATGTTTTACTTGCAATAATCCTTGGCTGGCAAGTCGGTGGGAACTGTATATCAAGAAGGTCAACGAATACCGGAAGGAAGAGGGAAAGACTGATATGGAGTATCTCACTGCAACAACCACAAAAACGGCCGAAGGAAAAGCTCTAGATGATCTAAAACTAACAAAACCTTGTTGCCGTCGCCATATGTTATCTCATGTGGATTTGATTTAAAAATTAAGATAATAAAATCCCTGTAACACACAAATGTCCTATACGGAATACCTGCGTCGTAAAGATGCGGCTTCAACAAAAGTTGTTTCAACTCAGAAACCTACAGACGCCTCAATGTATATCACAAAGGTCCGTATGGCCGCCGCTCAGGATTTTGCTGCGGCCGGCTCTCGTGTTGGCGTCGTGAATTCAGGAGATTACTCAACAATGGCTCCTCTGCATCAGGTACTGTCTTACCAAAAAGTATCGGGTGGCCGAACCCCGGACGCAAGTTCGTTTACAACATACCGCGGTGGACAGGCGATTGGCGGTGAAGTGTTAGCTGGACCACAGGCACCTCAGCTCACTTTAACGCCATGCTACACAATCACCCCAACAGTTCCTTCTCAAAATGCGTCTGATTTCGTGCGAAAGACTCAGGGCTGTAAAGTTGCTCTCGGCCAGCCTCATTCTGCTGGAACGGTTGATAGCCCCAAATTCGTAGATAACACAATTCGTAATCTTGGCGATCCTGCTCTGTGCACGGTTCCGGTACCGAACCACGGCGCAAAGGCAGATATGCCTCATCGTACCCGCCATCCGGCGCGTCCAAGTGTAGGTGGAGGTCAGTATGCCGATAAGGGTGACCTTGCGCCGGGCAAAGATGTCGGTGCTTTCGGCGGAAATCCCCACTACAAACCCGGAGCGGCTGTTCGGCGGCCACAGAACTTCCAAATTTTCAAGGAGGACGGAAATGTCGGAACCACAACCTTCAAACAGGCGCCTACCAAATACCAAATCCCCGCAAACACGCCTGCTCATTTACGCATTAACGATCCTGTTGCCCACCCTTAAAGAGTTTACAAGTTTTTCAAGTATTCATCTAATGCTGTTCGTATGCACCAATATCAACCAATTCCACACCTTTGCTGAACAATTCAAGCAAATGTATGAATCTAAAAAACTATTGGACTTATCAAAAGTTGCATCGTCTAATTTGGCGTGTGAAAGTTTGGCTATTGTGAACCATCATTCAGATATTGTAGTGTTTTTAGGATATTTGGAACCCGGATGGATGCTTGAGTCCGCTCATCAAGTTCAATTAAGAAAGTTGATTCGTAAGTTTCCAGTTGCCATGGTTACAAAGTTTGTTGACAGCATTCCATTCTCCTGGAAAAACGAAATTGATACCGTCTATTCAGATATCCTCTAAATGGACTCTCCAATTCTTTCAACTATGGTCGTTCTCTATTACACGAACTTGAAGTTTGATACCAACAAGATCATGTCCGATCTTCCTTTGGACGCACCCATCGTCAAAGTTGAGAAGCGCGGAGTTGCTCGACGAGGTCAGAGCAAGCGTGACCAAATTAAGCGTCGTGTCAAGAAGGAAACCCAAAACACGACTGGGTTCTGTCACAATTCCATTACGATTGTTTTGGTCAATAATGGCGATGGAACTTTGCCCGACAAGGAAATCACAATTAAGATCTTTCAGAATGGAGTGTTTCACCTAACGGGTGTACTGGATCCCCGCTACGATGGGTGTGCTATGCGTATCCTGTTGGATGTGCTTTGGAACAAATGCCGACACACAATTGTGGACGCACCCGAAGCTCCTGAAATCATCCGTCGTCGTGTAGTTTTGATGAATTATACGACCAAGTTGTCGTCAAACGATACCGTTGCTCGCGAAGTTCTCCACAACAGCATTCGTGCAATGAACAATCCACTTATCACTTCGCACTACGATCCCGATGTGTATCCTGGTGTCAAGATTCACATTGGTCCAAATAATTGGACAGCGAAAGTATTCCGAACTGGAAAAATTATTATTACTGGTATCACCGATCATGATCAGTGCGCTCAGTTCATTGGACTACTCCTTGAGCTGTTTGCGAAGGTGCTTCCGTCAAAGTCGAAACTACAACTCCAGTCAGAACCAGTTGTCCGACAGTTAATCCGGTAAGAATCAACAGCCATCCACAAATATATACGGTCGAAAGATCGGACCAAAAATTATTTCTTATTGCTACGACGGCGGCGAGTATGAGCAGAACGCTTACTGTGGCCCCGCCGATGAGTCCTTTTACTATGGCGTCCATTTACTTTACTGTGACCTTTTGTATCTTCCTGTGATCCGCTTCCAGGATAGAGTTCCTCTGCATCTCGAAGATGAAACCCACCGACTGTAATTGGTGTTGCGCCACGAAGATGGTCATAGCTCTTATCGGCAGCAATCTGATTTTTTAAGTCGACTCCCGCCTTGAACACATCGTCCTGGTTTACTCCCGGAACAGAGTTGGCAGTCGGTAATCCGAGAGGGACCATATTCAGGGACTGGGCTCCACCACGCCGAACTTTACGACTCTTCTTAGCCTTTCCTTTGCGCTTCGATTTGTGCTTACGAGTCTTACGACGCCCTGCTCCTTTCTGTCCAGCACCCATATTCTGATAATGCGAAGCTGCAGCTGCCTGTGAAGCTAAAGTTTTCGCACTGGCCGCTTCAATGAGACCTCCCTGGATATTTTGGGTTTGGGGAATTACGAGGGGGGCTCCGGACGTTAGAACGACTTGTCCGTTGCTAGCCGTCGTATAGCTAGCCATATTAATGTATTGAACAGAAATAACACAAATGGCTTCCCTCAATTCCATCCAAATTCAGGCACTTGTTCGTGAGATGGATCAATCTATGCGCCGACACAAGGGTTTGAAGCCCACCAACCCTCCCGAATATCGTAAGAAGGTTGAAGCCGATAACCAAATTTTGTATAATCAGTTCCCTACGATTTTTGAAATGCACATTGATGGAAAGCTAGACCAAACCTTTTTTGAGATGCTGAAGATGCGTCGTAAAGTTGAAACGGGCGAAATGACGGACGATGAAGCTTCGCGAATTGTAGGTCAACAGTTATTTAATCGGTTCGTTGATCCAGTCGTAAAAAAGCTTGATGGCGCAACGGGAGCTGCTGCTCCTGCTCCGGCACCTGTTGGTTCGTATGCTGATTATTATAAGCAGTTTGAGACAAATGAACGTACCGAATAGTACATGTGTCACTCGAACAGTTCAGAGTATCAATAAATATAAACAGAAAAATGCGGGAATCCGAAGATGTAACCAGGTTACATCACCATGTCTAGTGCCTCTCCCAACTGCTGGACTCGTTACAGTGAATAATTGCCGATCAAGTGGGAACTTTTCATTGCCAACTACATGCGATTATACCGTTCAGTACTCAAATGGAACATCATTTCAATGGTATTATATAGGGTTAGGTAATCCAGTAGCTTTTACCGACAATGCCAATGTTTCAGGAAGTCACACACCGATATTATCGCTAAACACTGGAAATTGTCCGCCAAGTATTACACCTGCTTATATTTTTTGTATTGTCACGAATAGCTGCGGATCTGCAACAAGCCAATATGCCAGTATATCAGGGTGCCTTTAAACTCTATTTAAGCAGATTTTGTATTATATACATAAATGAGGTTATTAACTTCATTACTAAGTCTATTTCTTATACTAAATCCTACTGGTGGGCAGATGACGATCGCTCCTGCAACTGCTAGTGCTAGCCCAACCCGAACTCGTCCTGCAGCACTTCTAACTGCTAGCCCAACCCGAACTCGTCCTGCAGCACTTCTAACTGCTAGCCCAACCCGAACTCGTCCTGCAGGAACTGTAAGTGGAACGACAACTCGAACTCGTGCCGCTGCACTTAGTCCACCCAATACTCCATCCCGAAGTACAACGAGTACTGATACTCGCACTGATACTGATACACCATCTCGATCCGGAAGTGCTTTGGCGTCTGCTTCAGGAACAACCACACGCACTGCTGTAGTGACTCCAACCCACTCTCCTGGTTCATCGTCTTCTGCGACGACTACTCGAACCGGAACTGAGACAGGAACGGGAACACGAACGGACACTCCTATAGGGTCTCCTTCAAATACCTTTACTCCCGGTGGAACTCCGTCAGGAACCTCGACTGCAAGTTGGACATCAAGTTATACTCCAACAATGTCTCAAACCGGAACTCGAAGTTATACCGGTAGTGCCACAATGTCTCCTACCATGACCAATTTGAATGTAAATGGAGCCCAAACGCAGGCTGCACCATCGAATACTATCGCAATTGCTGGAATTGTGAGTGGAGCCGGAGTTGTTGGTATTTTGGGAATTGTTGCTATGCTTCTTATGTTTCGCCGTCCATCGCGATCTCCTGCGACTCCTCTAGTTTTTCATGAAAATATCCCAGTGGTGAAAAATCCTGCTTTATCATACCCTCCAACTCCTGAATTCGATTACATGGGTCGACCATATCCCATAACTGCGCAAAAGAATCCTTTTGCTCCAAAGGGAACAAGTATGCAGTTTTCTCCGGTTCAAGTTCGGAATACAATGACATCATTCAACATCCCCCCGCCGCCTCCACCTCCTCTAGATATTTAACCGGATTCGCAGATGAGAGTCTTGCGTAAATCCATAAGGATGTGTCCCAGTTTATTTTGACCACGCCATTTTGAAGGCACGCGAGCCTTGTCTGTATCCATGGATGTTCCAATACCCCAGTAAGTTTCTCGGGCATCCGCATTTCCAATTGGTTTATCACCCGTTTCCAGCAGCTTCGAACGAAGTTCAGGATACTGAGTGAATTTAGCACGAACCGCCTTTGTCACAATTTCATCCTTCTTTGCATCCCAAACCTCATCGGTAATCCCAATCTTTTTCTCCAGGGCCTTTACGGCTTTTGGAGTAGCAGTTCCCATGATTTTCGTATACAGTTCATCATTCTTCATTTCACGAGCCTTCATTGCTACAATGTAATGAGTGACAGTTGGATACCGAACTCCCTCAATATCCACTGCATGATTTGAAGAGTTGCTGAAGGACGAATACTGTCCGCCAGTTTCGTCGCCAGTACTGAACAGAATAGGCATGGGTTCAGCTTCCTTCTTGAGTTTCTTCGATTTCTTGGACACAACTTCCGTGAACGGTTCTTCTGTAACATCCTTTACAGCCTCGGCTTCCGCCTCGGCTTTCGCCTCAGGTTCGGGTTCAGGTTCAGGTTCACGCTCGGATGGTTTCATTTTCTTGAATATGAAAGTACGGTTCAGAAACGAGAACACTTGTTGTTCTTGCGTGAGCGTAATCCCATTTTGGTGCTGATATAGTTCTGAGAACATCTTTGACTCTTCCAGTTCGTATCCCACTTCACGCATAATGTCACAAACACGACGAAACGGAACAAGGTATTCGACTTCAGGCTTATCGAAACTTTCTAGAAATACCCGAATCGGCATTCCAAACTCTTCGACCCAGTTCTCACGATCTTCATACTGCTTCGCGATTTCACCACAGATCTGCCTTTCGTCGCCGAACATGTGGGTCTTCTTTCCCATAAGGAGAGAGTACACCGCCTGTCCATCCAAACATGTTCCAAAGAAAGTACTCTTTCCGTACTTCTCGATATTCTTAGCAAAGTTGCGGAAAGTCTCTTCCGTCTCGCACGCGTAATGTAGCGCAAACTGGCACGAAAGATTGTCGAACTTGTGCAAATCGCGGAACTGGGCTAGATAATCAGTGGACGGTTCTTCCTTTCCCGTAAGGATTGGCATATACTTATCCTCCTGCTCTAACAGAGGATATACTGTCATATCGCCTTGGAGAAACAGAACTGGAGGAATGTAATCGTAAGGGTTGCGGCGGCGATCGTTCAAGTATCGTACCGCCGATCCCTGTGTGGGCGAAGTAATATTGGACAGCGAGATATCGACTCCTACAACTTTTGATGGTTCCGTCTTCTTCCATTTGAACAAATCTCCGCCTCGTCCTACTGCAAGTTCGAGCAGTGTATCTCCCTTCTTGATACACGAGCGGTACAGTTCATCTTTCACGCGATTATGGAAATTGTATACATCATTGAATACTCGGCATCCTCGCTTCAGGTCATCGCGATAGTACATGTCATCTTCGAAAGTATCGTCTGTTGGTGTCGTCACGAAATTTGACAGCATCTGTTCTGAGATTGAAACATGCATGGATGTCCAAATTGAGTTGGCTACGAAGATATCGTTTCCATACTGCGGCTCCTTGAGTACATGATACTGGTAAGTTTTGTCGTAACGCGTTCGAAGAATTGACCACTGTTTCGTCTCAGTATCGTAAGCACACTCTACGATTGTGTTGTTTTCTACTCGGTTTCCCTGCGAGTCTACCGCGAATCCCTTGTCGTTCATAGGAACCATGACGCGGTACGCATCAGGATCACGAGGAACCGCTGGCTGAAAGATGGATGGAATGCGAATGTTCATAGCTGCTACCTTCTTGAGGGATTCGGGTAGTTCTTTTTCTACATACTCACCAGTCATCGTCTCGCGAGGATAGATGATATCATCTCCTGGCGTGCGAGATACAAACAGCTCACCCATCTTTGCCGGAACCTTTGCATACGGATCAAACGACTCCTCAGGATGAATATTAATCAAGAAATCAATCGTGTTCATGTGTGCAGGCTTCCATTTGTATACTCGCGACCATGTCTTACCCTTACGGTCTTCTGAAGGAGCCACGCCACTCGCGCGAGGAGTAAAGATAAGTCCGTCGGTTTCATACTCAAATTCGGTATTCAGGATCGTCTGAATTGCTTCTTCCATTGACGCTCCGTCTCCGGCTAAGAACAGCTTCGTTTCGACGCGCAGTGGAGTCATAGACGGGAGTATCGTAAACTGATTCTTCAAATCGTCCACGAACAACTTGGCAGTTCCAAGTCGCGATGATTGGGGATTCTTCAAGACATCTTCGTCCGTCTTCATCAGCGGCAAAGACTTGACATCGCGATTACGAAATCGATAGATATCGAAGATACAGAACAACTGCTTATCCACAATATACTCTCCATCCACGAAATCTCCAAAGTGCGAATCGTCGTTTGCAACAATACCCGTCCAAGTCACCAAATTCGTCGGTGTGATTTTTAGAAGCTTACGATCGCGAGACACATACAGACCCGACCGTTCTCCGTCAGCTTTGTTCGTGACCGTATACCCCTTTGAGATATTATGTGGATTACCATGGCTCAAATGCCTTCGCAGCATTGTAACTGGATTGTAGAAACAGATGCCGGACATCTTGAATTCCTGGACATACCGCTGCATATCGGACGCCGAAAGTAGGAATGGCGACTGGTAATACGACTGAGAAATGGAAGTCATAATCTTCATAAGGTCTGAAACAATAAGTTCCGAACTTATTTTTGCATCCCTGCCCACAAATTCAATTTCCAGCTCGTATGATACCGGTTGTTTGAGAAGTGTTTTCAAATTGTACTTTACATTCACGCCACGAGACTTTACGACCGAGAAATCGATACGGAATAGTTCGGATGCTGTCTTGAACGATTTACGATGAATCATGCGAACATGTGTTTTAGGGTCGTTTGGGTTACCTTCCCAATCCTTTCGTAGCTTAGACTCTGATCGGAGCGTAAACTTTGAATTCACTTCCGGTGCATCGTAAGAATCGATCTTACCAACAGATCCATCATAGTATCGCTGCTTACGCTCGACATCTAGGAGAATTCCTCGAAAAGTATTTGAGGAAATCAGTTTAAAGATATTTTGGGGACCGGAAACATTCACACGAGTACTGTCTGCATAGCAGAACGTCAGACGATGCTCTTCCGTCATTGAACCAATTGATAAGGTTTGAATCGTTTGAAGTAGTCGGTCTGCTACATCTTTCGTTTGGATCTTACCACAAAGCAGCTTGCATTCAAACTCTGCTTTAGGGTCTTTCTTTGCGATATCGGTAAATTGAGTGAGTCCTACAATTACAGGCTTTGTAATTATAGACTCCATACTATTATATTTTAGCTGGATTAAAAGGAGTCCATTTTTGACTAGTCCTGTAACATGCGTTCATACGTCTTTCGAGTTTTCATATCATCGTCCATGCGCTTCTTCTGATCAATGCAAAAATGAATGTATCGACGAATCTCTTCCAAGCATTCCACGGATAAAGAAGCCGTTGACACTAGGATTCCACTTTGAGTCTTTGTGTATTCTTGAGTGTATCGCTTCACAATATCAAACACTTGGAAGTGCTCATTTGAATCAAGCTTATCGAGCTGATCCTTCATCCACTCCTTGTCGTTTCGTGAAACCATTTGTATATTCATATGTTTTGTCGTTTAAACTGGCGGAGGAGGAAGCGTTTCAAACGTTGGAGCATCTTCACCACCACCCTTCTTTAGCTTTCGCTTCTTCTTTTCCGGCTCAGTTGATGCAGTCACGACAATCTGCTTCTCGCCATCTTGGGGCGTGGAAACAGCCGGAGCTAGTTCTTCGGTTACTGGAAGAATGACTTCGGGCTCCTTTAGGCTTAGAAGCTTACCAACAATGATAATTTCCACATCTTTTTGCTTGAATTGCGATCCCACCACCTCAAACTCAATTTCCGACTCTAAATCGGCCTTGTTGAAATCTTCATTGCCCATATGAAGATCACGAGGAATTAAAACCTTGATCGGAGGAGTTTCGGCATGAATACCAACCTTCGATCGAACCTTGACAACAGCTTTGAATCGCTGACCGGGGTGAGGAAGACATACATCTGCCTGAAACTTGACATCGTAATCTACACCTCCGCGAATATAGTTTGTGCGACCGAGCGAGTAGTCGAGTAGGGTAATGCTGTTGCGCTCAATGTATCCCTCTGCTGAACACATCCCTTCATAACTCATCTTGAGTTGTGCTAGAATTGAAGCCTCCATATTACGCTGGAGAAACTTGGAATGGATGTGAACCTTCTTTGCAAGTTCGCGGCGTTCAAATAACGGATCCATTTGGTTATTCAAAACGCTCAGATTATTTTATTAGTTTTTCATCTGTCTAAAGTCTCTCGCGCAAATTCTTCGATGTTCCGGGCTCATTCAGAATTTCAAACTCTTCAGGAGTCAGCCAAAACAGACCAGCTTTACGGGACAGAACTGCTTCGCGAACTATAAAGTTCAAGTAGATACACCGATCCTTCTTCGTCTTGATGTTTGCAGGGAATCCTTCGTTCTTCAACCATTTGGAAAATGAGTTGAGGATTCCTTCTTTGTAAGAAGTGCACGATCGTCCACCAATATTCTTCTTACGCTCAGCTCGCTTAACTTCGTCTGAATCTACATCCAAATTGAATACGATCGCATCCTCTTTCATTGACGCAAAGAAATCGTTCTTGTGATCAATAAATTTGAGTTTCAGGTTCTCTAGCCATTGATTGTACTCGTCCAACTGTTCGCCAATTGGGGTGATTAACTCGCGATCCGAATTGTATACCTGATTCAATCCAAAAATGTACAGGGTTTCCGACTTCAGAGGTTTGGCAAATGCTGGAGGATCTGCCCAATTGATTGAGAATAAGTAATCGACTTTTTCCTGGCGACTCAGAACTGCGTCAACAATGTACCAATTCTGTAATTCTTCAGAGAATGTCTTTATGTATTCCGGTAAAGCTTCGCGCTTTGGGCCTAGTGCTACAATCTCTTGTCCGATTGGGACAACCTCTTCTTCCTGGATCGGAATATCAACTTCCTGGTAAGGTTCCTCTTTCAGGATGCGGTCCAACGCTGTTTGGTTCTGGCGAGAACTGAATGCCAAGTATTCACCTTTCGATTCTAAATATCCCAGTCGCCCATTCTTATCTTTGAGCTGCAACCCTAACTCGATCGCATTTTGGAGTAAGTATGAAATAACTTCGGGAGCATAATCTTTCAGTGCAGAATGTTTTGTGAGATCGTCCCGAGTCCAAATCTGTTTCTTCACAAATAGTTTTTGGAGTTTATCGAACACTTCATCGCGCACATCGAGAATCGCAGAGAGTGGTCGCGTATGATCTGCATCGGCTTCAGATTTGGGAACCTTGCACACAACTGCCATCGCCATATCGTCGAATGTCGGTGAAAACATCTGTTCTAACGAGAGTTCGAGTTTAACTCCATCCTGGTTACGGGTTTGCGGAATCTTAATATCCTGTCGCCATTCTTTCGGTAAATTATTCAATCCGTATTGCAATTCACAATCCATTGACGATTCCATCACTATGCGCTTGACTTTCGCGATCTTGGTGGCTTTTTCTTCAACGAATACTCGGTAAATATATTCGTCGATTGTTTCCTTTTTGGATTTAGGGTATCGGCATACATGGAGATACACTGTGCAGTTCTGTTCTTCGAACGGTAGAATCGAATGGGAGCAAGTTCGCATTCCACGCCCAATAATCTGTTCGATTCCCGACATGTTGAACCGCGGATCTAGAATATGGATTTGACGAACATATTTGAAATCCACACCTTCCGAAACTCGAGGAGATGCCACAACAATACGAATATCCGATCCATCGCGATTCTCGGGACGGCGTAACCTGTCTAATGCACGCCGCATATCTGAAGCCGATGTATCTGCCACAAACAGTACATACTTTCCACGAGATCCACGAGCAACTTCTCCCGAAGTTTCAGGAAGTAGTCTGTTTCCTAGCGCTGATTCGTATCCGTGCTCTTCCAAAATCATCGAAAATAACTGGGCTCCTTCTTCGACGCGATTGGAGTATACGAAGACTACACCTGTCGTTTCCTCTAGAATTTTTACAATTAAAGCAGCTTTCGAACTGTACAGACCAATCTTGGACGGCGCTAAAAACTTTTCATCACGATACTTGTATCCGCCCGATGACTTCTCAAATGTTTCGCGAAACGATTTGCTGTTCGGATAAGCGCAAAATAGCGCAGGATCAATCACTGCCGATGGTCGCAAGTTCTTGATTTGTTCTTCTTGGATCGGGTGGACATAGGATTTTACGAGCTGGAGATATTTACGAGGCTTGGCGATTGCTTTACCATCGAAATCTGTTGTGCGATCAATTTCGGCTAGGATGTCGTCGGGGGGAGGTAGACGGAACGGGAATGTGAACGGGTTCTCGCCTTTGCTGTACGATACATAGTCTGCACACCATCCTCGGAAAGTAGCTTCTTGTCCCTTCTTGAATTCTCCGGAAGGAGTGAATATGTCAGACGCTTTCAGCCGTTTCGTTAAATCTAGACGGCGATCGTTCCACAGGAACAGATTCAAATAGTATACTATTTCATCGAATGTGTCGTACATAGGTGTAGCAGTCAGAAGAACTAGAGTAATACCATTCGCAGTTTTCAGGATAGTTTCCAGTGCCATACCGACTAATTTTGAAGCTTCAGACTCTGAAGTGTCGCGCAAGTTATGAGCTTCGTCTACGATCACTAAACGGTTATCAAACGTTTCATGAATCCACTTATTTAGCTCGTTTCCGGACTTCTTGAGTTTGACGCTATCAACCGTGTTTGAGAATTCAGTGTATCCCTGGAACTCATAAAATTCACCAATGATGCGATTCGCGAGCTTTTCAATACGAGCACGGCTGGCTTTGTCCGTATACTGTAAGGTTTCTTCGCTTGATCGCTGAATCATTTCAAGGTAACGACGGCCAGTGCACTGTTTTGACAACAGAAGCCCATCTTCGTCGAATGAAATATTCGTGGGATTGAAAATTTGGTTCTTGAAGTTTTCCTGGATTGCGGGATTCGCTAAGACGAGGACTCGTTTATCTTGAAACTCGGGTCGAATAATGTACTCTTCGGCAATTTGGATAGCCGTGCATGTTTTTCCCGCGCCAGTTCCATGTACCATAAGAAGGTTTCGCACCGGTGAATCGGGAGACAAGACGCGACGAAGGAATCGCTGAACAGGTTGAAGCTTGAATTCCTGTGCGGTTTTAGAGCACTGTTCTTCGCGCATATGTTTCAGTGTTTCAAGATCAGCAGGTGGTAGGGTCGGAACTTTAGTTTCCTTCAGTTCCGGGTGAGTCGTGTTCACCATCTCTTGTATTTCAGCTTGAAAAACGAATACAGTTTGATTAACGGATGAATGAGCAATGGCATTTCAGAGTCCCTCGTTCGATACAGTTGATCGTCTTCTTAAGCGCGACTGGTTCGTTGATGTCCAAGATATCCACGACCTCCTCCGCACTACATCAGATTCGGTGTTTTGGGAACTGTTTCATAACCGCGGCCAATATTCCCAGCGTATTTGTGAAATTATAGCACCCCTAGACTACATTCCCGACCGCGCTCTCCTGAAGATGAAGGCATTGGATCTGACCGATGAACATCTCGCTCTGATTTCCAAGCGTCGCCGCGATGAAATTAAGGCAATCATGAAACAGGAGTGGGAGGATCATATGCGCAAGCACTGCCTCCTTCGACCTCGTGATGCGGATATTGATAAGCGCATTGATATTCAACATGAAGAGCTTGCTCAGGCGCAGGCGAAGCTTTCCGAGTATTCCGAGAAGCGTAAAAGCGGCGATAAACTGGCTCTCAAGCGTTTCGATAAGATGATTTCCGATTTGAAGGAGAAGACGCCCGACTTGGAATCTCAGCGGTCCAAAATGGATAAGAACTGGCTAGATGAAGAGGAGGTAAAGTTTTATGAACAAGTGCTCCTCTTGCCGGATCAAGACACTTGTCCTGATTAAGTGTAAGTGCTGTAATGAATACTGCCCTAAATGTCTACATGCAGAGAAACATTCGTGTACATTTGATCACCGCCGAAACGCACAAGAAGACCTCTCAAAGAAGAATCCACACATAAAATCTAAAAAAATAGAAGAAATATAAGGACATGCATCTGCTAAACATTCTTTCAGCGGTTGCTGTTGTGGATTTTGTCACTGTAGCATTATCAAAGTTTTTTAATCTCGGTAAATCACTGGATAAATGGTACGCCAAATTTGGAATGACTGCCGTGTTATCAGACTGTTTGATTATTGTTCTTGGCATTCAGTTAGCTTTGCTGATTGAGCCAAAGGCCGGATGGTTCCACTTACTATGCATGGCACTTGCTATCCAAACTTTTCATGATATTTGGTTTTACTTTGCCGTTATTCAAACTGTTCCGGTTGGTCGAAACGAGATGATCGATCTCTTCAAGGAGTACGCCCACGAAAACTCCTGGAAGATTGTGGTCGCCGATTCGCTCATGGTTGTGTCTACGGTTCTACTTGCCGAACAGCTCAGTCACTTCCATGAACCAGTTGTATCCTTTGTTGGTCTTCTTGCAACTTACGCGCTTACATACATCATTTACACTCACTGAAAACGAAAAGATAACGAAATAAAAATAGGAAAGCAATGAATCAGATAATTCTTGGGGAATGTCTTGTTGAAATGAAGAAGCTAGAACCTAATTCTGTTGATATGGTATGCACCGATCCTCCGTATTTCTTGGATGGGCTGGGTTCAGATTGGGATAAGAAGGACATTGATAAGAAGGGCGCTTCCAAACTTGTGGGAAATCTTCCTAAAGGCATGAAATTCGACAGGAGTCAGTCGGCGAAGTTCAAGCAGTTTTATACGGAAGTTTCAAAGGAGGCATTTCGTGTTTTGAAACCCGGCGGCGCGTTCCTTTCATTCAGCAGTCCTAGATTGTATCATTCGATGGCATCGGGAATGGAAGATGCCGGATTTGAAATCAGGGATATGCTGGGTTGGGTGTACACTCAATCGCAAGTCAAGGCATTCTCACAGGATCATATTATTGCCAACGACAAAACTCGTACTTCCGCTCAAAAAGAAGCGCTGAAAACGAAGTGCGCCGGATGGAAAACTCCTCAACTTAAACCCGCAATTGAACCCATTTGCTTTGCTGTGAAACCTATTGAAGGACGGTATATTGACAATTTCGATAAGTATGGTACCGGGTTGATGGATACAACCCAAAAAGTAGGAGAGGATTACTTTCCGTCGAATATTCTTCTAACCGATGATACTCTTGGACTAGATAAAGTATTCTTAGTCCCCAAAGCAAAAAAGGAGAAGTACAATACTCATTTGTCTGTGAAACCTGTGGATCTCATTCTTCATTTGGTAAAGCTATTTACTACTGAAGGTGCATTAATCTTAGATCCTTTCATGGGTAGTGGAACAACTGCTGTAGCTTGCATTCAATCAAAAAGGCGTTATATTGGATTTGATATTAATTCTGAATATGTAGAGATCGCCAATCGTCGGGTCGGTGAAGCCACCGCGAGCCACGCTTAAGCAAGCTCAGTGAACCCAGTCTTGTTAAATTCTACCACAAATCCACGCTCATTAAACACCGCCTTATTTTTATACTGCTGGTTACACATTGCGCACTGCGGAATCACATTGTCTTCCGTTAATGATTTGCGGGGATCCATGTGTCCTTTTTGCAGCACTGTGATCTTGTTCTTGTTCCACCGCATTGGTTCGCCCTCTTTCGATCCACAGTTCACACACATGCGGTCATACTTTGCCATCAATCCAATCCAATCTGCGTCCGTCATCTCCAGCTTACGACGCTTCGGCTTGAAGCCGCTGTGAACATGTTCGAGATCCATTAGAAGAAAGCAAGATTTCGGAACCTTTTCATTTGTCGCAGGATTTATATCCCCGCCTTTTAGAATATTGTAACCGTGCTGTAGTCCCAATTGTCTTGGCTGAGGCGAATCTGCTCCAGTAACTTTAATTCCTTTTGATACGACATAAGCTCTGATGACTTCATGTTTAACCGGTTTTCCCATATTCTCAAATAAACAGCACAAAACTTGTCCTTGCTGAGATTTTTCACTTACTGCCTTAACACCCTTATCTTTCAAATTCTTCTCGTATAGTCGTTGAATTTGTTTGAATGCCATGATGTGCTTATAATGATCATAAGTTGGTTAAATGAATCCATTTTCATGTCAAGGGATCAGTAATACAATGCCACAGCGAATTTACGGATTTCTTTCTCGTGAAACTCCCGCAAGCCGCGCTCATTTCATTGGCAAGGCCCGACAGTATATTCAAAATGATAATTTAATAAACCTTCTTCAGAACTTTGATATCAATAACATGAATGCAAATATTCGTCTATCGGGACAATTTGCATCATTTGAAGGCGTTCCTGGTCTTAATCAGCAAGTAACTGCCTGGATGAATTCTAGGGTAGTATAATAATGGGCTTGGGGCTGTTCGGCACTTCGCTTTCGCTCAATCCTAAATGCCTGGTTTTTTCGGCGTTTGTTCTCGCAGTGTATTGGCTTCCACATCCTAAAGCGTTTGCTCATAAGGTGTTAGTTGCCGTGTTGTTAGCCTTCTTGGCTTATGTATTGCTGGCGTGGTACGACATGTTATTCGACTGTAATGACCGTCTTAAACCGACATTACTGGGTTGGTTGACTGGCTGGGCTAAACCTGCCCAATACCAGAAGGACTTTGATGCCTTACCTCTAAAAGACAAAAAAATTATCCGTTTTGTTGATGTGGGAGTTTTAGTTGTTTTAGTTGTTTTGGCGTTTAGTCCTTATGTACTTCGTTAATCCTCCACTAAGCGTTGTGGAGGTCGTACATCACCTTCGATACCTCGGTCTCGAACACCTCATCGTTGCGCTCGATACGAGCGCGCACCTCGTCGTAGATATCTGCAACCCTCTGAGGATCGCACTGAATAGCAGCGTGTGCATTGCGTACAGAGTTCTCGAAGTTCCATCCTAGAGCTACACGACGCTCAGCCTCGGCGCGAACATATGGATTGCCCTGGAGTAGTGCAGCATAGATATCGTTCTGATGATCCTCCACCGTGTATGTATCCGAGTACTCAACTCCAGGCATACTATCATCATACTGAGACCAGCGTGAATTCCAAAACCGGACTTCACCCTGTTCACGACCGAAACGACGAATTAGATTGCGCTTCACGAGAGCTGCCTTGTTGCGGTTGATGCGATTGGCCTTAACCATCTTTGCGTTGCGTGCGTTGGTAGTATTCGTCATTCTACTGTTAACTCCTCTCCAGGTTAGACATATTGAATCCGTTTTCAGTCTTTATTTCGACGAGACATAGGAATACGCGGTTTTGGCGCTGGAGCAGGAACGGGAGCTGGAGCTGGAGCAGGAGGATTCATTTGTTCTAGCTCATGATATTTTGAGCTATTCGGTACCGCTTAAAGAAATTAGACGTTCATTATTTAAAATAATGCCAGCTCCCAAGAAGACAAAGTGCCGCAACTGCAAGGGTGAAGGGCGAGTCTATCCTGCAACCAAGGCGGAAGAGCCATGTTATCGGTGCGTCTACGATCCCGTAAAGAAGAAAAATTGCGGATATTGCGAAGGTAAAGGGCATGTCCTGCGCACCGAATCTTTATTGTGTTGTCATTGCGATGAGGGATGGGTGTACGAATGAATGAGACTATTTTCACAAATACCGATAAATAGAGTAATGGAAGACGGAATAGTTAAGTTCGTCAATGGACAAAACAAGGAACATCGAGATCGATTAATTGAATATTTGAAAATTTGGGATTCTCCAACTTTTGAAGAGTTCGTTTCACGCCACACTAAAGCGAAGCGTAATGAAATTGCGTCGACAAAGCTAATCTTACACAATACTCTGATGTCAGGACTCAACACAGAATACATCCTAGAAAAACTCAAAAATGAATCCAATGTCAAAAGTCATTCATCCTAATTCTTGAATTGTTGAACAGTGTTTGGGAGGATGTGAATTGAGAAAAGCACTTTCCGGAGGAAGCTAATAAAAATAATCTTAGCATGTAACAATGGAGCCACTTGGCTGGTCAATCACGGTCAAGGGCAACTATAATTGCATGTGTTATAGATTCAAAACTAGTACCCTGGAAGGTATTGGCTCACACTTCCCCAAAGATCTTAATGGATTTTGCGAACAAGGTCTCAAGTGTATTTCCAAAGACAAGTATGAATGTATATGCGGTATAACATTTGACGAGTATACGGTGAGCGATACTCCACGAGACCTAGCGTTCGCACATGTGTATGATCAATACGACGGTAATTATCGAATAAAATGTGTTACCAACTTCAGAAACAAATGTCAAAAGTGTGACCTACAGTGCTCTTGCCCTAAAGACCTACAGAGACACTACAAATCTAAATCCCACCTTAACTTTGAAACTAAAGTGGATTTGTATTGCAAGGTGTGCAATGTGCAATACTATGGCCAAAAACAAATGCTAACCCATCTCGCAACGGCCAAGCATAAGAAACTCGTTAAGAAACATTAATAAAGTAATCGTCATCCGTGCTCACCAACGTCGCAGATATTTGAATATTGTTTTTGGCATACGCTCGCCAATGTCCGTGTAGAAAACTAGCCCTTTCCCAAGCATGTGCAGATCTTGGATCGTTCACATCTTTTTGAAAAAATAACATTCGGATCTCGTAATTATCCAACGATTCTTGCAAATACCATTCCAAACTGTGTCCGATCGTCAGATGTTTTGGAGCATGCAGACCATTCATAAAAAGGCTTCCGGTTTTGGGAAAGCAGAACACTTTAATATACTGGTCGCCTACCGTGATTTCTGCTACTTTCACTATTTCATTATCGGTCGGTGTGTATTCGGGCAACACATAGAAAGCCATCTGTATTTTAGGCAGGGAGATTAGTCTATGCTAGCTGCTTTCCATCCGTGTGTCGTTTAGCATAGCAGCTTGATGCTTCATGATTGTCTCGCCCACACCTCTTACATCCATAAGTCTCGTGCATTTCCTGATACGACACTGATTCAAAATCAGAACATGGGAAGTTTATGACGAGTCCATTGGGGATCTTCAAGAGTTTCATATACATTCCACACTGCGTTGCATGATCATCTTTGAGAGACCGTACTGACTTCAACTCAACTACAATTGAATCTCCAATTACAAGATCTGCGCGAACACTACCAACATTTTCACCTTCGAACATAACTGGAATTGTCTGTTCTGTCTTATGTAGAATCCTGTGCTTGCGAAGAAGAACAACCATCGCATTATGATAAATTCGCTCAGTAAACCCAGCACCTAAAGTAACAAACACTTGATCAGCAAACTGTTTCACTTGCTCCATTCTTGAAATTTAAGAATTTGACTGGATGTATTCGGTTTTCGTTCAATCCAACTTGATATTCTACCTTATAGATTTTAATAAAAACGAATATAACCTAATTAGTTATTTTAGGTACCATATATAATGCCCAATCATATATGTGAAATATGCGAAAAAATATTCAAACAAAAGAGTCATCTAGATTCGCACAAGAAGCGAAAAATACCATGCAAGAAGGATCCGTTAACAAGTATTGTCCAGAAGGCTGTTTCGGATGCTCTTAATGATACTAAAAATACCAATATAGACCCGGTTCTAAAAATAGGTACCCTGTTTACAGGTATAGGTGCATTTGAACATGCCCTAGAAGTTATGAACTTAAAATATGAAGTTGTATTTGCATGCGACAATGATCCATATGTAAAGACTTCGTATTTTGGCAATTACAAAGTATCGGAAGATCGTTGGTATAAAGATGTCAATACGATTGATGCAACACCGTTTCTTTATGAAAATATTGATTATGTTGTAGGCGGATCTCCATGTCAGTCTTTCTCAACTGTTGGAAAACAAGAAGGACTCGATGATATCCGCGGTACTCTCATATTTCAGTTTATTCGTGTAGTGAATGAATGTAAACCTAAGTTCTTCATATTCGAAAATGTGAAAGGATTAACAACCCACGATAAGGGAAAAACCTTTAATTATGTTCTTGAAGAATTCAAGACGCGAACTGGGTATGTATTGCAGCATAGTATTTTGAATGCGAAAGACTACGGTATTCCGCAAAGCCGTCAAAGATTATTTATTCTAGGACGACGACCCGATGTTGTTGCTAAGATAGTATTTCCCCCACCAACACTCGAGCTTTCTTGTACCATGCGAGATTTCTTAGAAGACAATGTTGACTCAAAATATTCTCTTGACAAAAAGGGGCAGGACTTTGTAGTCAAAGACATGAATATACAGAAAAAGTATACCCAAATTAATGGGGATATTGCATTGTGTCAGAAAAAGAATCAACAATTCAATTGGTTTGGCGATTTTGTATTTGAACCTAGACCGGTAGACCAAAAATACATATTATCTGAAAAGGTTCAAGAATATGTTCTTAAGGCTGGAACAAAAACTTTTAAGACAACGACGGATACAGATCTGTCTGTGGCTAGACCAATACTTTCAACTGTTCACAAAATGCATAGAGCAGGAATTGATAATTATATTACAGTTCCTGATAATCGTCTACGAAAATTAACTCCTAGAGAATGTTTGCGACTCATGGGTTTCAGAGATACATATAAAATCGTAGTATCCGATACTCGTTGCTATCAACAAGCTGGAAATAGTATTGTCGTTGATATATTTATTCACATTTTGTCAAATGTTGCGATTTCTCGATAGCATTCCAATCTGATTCCCAAATCATTACATATTTATACCCTCTATTCACGAATTCATCCCGCTTTTTTGCATCGCGTTCCCACTTTACAGAATATGGGATATTGTGAAATGTATCTGTACCACTATACTTTGCAGGATTTCCGTGATAATAATCACCCATAAATTCATAGACTGTATTTAACTCTTCGCAAAATCCATCAACTGGCCAAGTATATCCCTTCTGTGTACGGATACTGAATTCACCACCTTGCAAGGCGTGTTGAATTTTGATATTATGTTTCTTTTCTAAATATTCAAGCCACCGAATAGCAATCTTGGAGTAACCTTTGCAATTTGACAGTTTTTGGCCACCTGTATAAATTACTCGAACAATGAACTTATCTTCAGACTCATATACCCTCAATCTAGTTTTTTGAGGAACAAGGCACTTTCGTAGCAAGGTCCATGCTACTTTATTTGGTTTTCCTCCGACATAGAAACGCCTGCAATCCTGTTTACCATTTTGTTCTTCTACATTTAGTGTTAATGAATATTTCGACTCAAACAGCGATATGTTTTCTACAATAAAATCATATTTGTCGTGAGAAGAAACTAACTCTTCATAATTATCAAATTCAAATACCCAAGGTTTCGTAGTTAATAGCACGCATATAGATTTATCATTACCAACATACAATCTAGACTCGCCATGGCCTACTTTACCATGCTCTTTTGTGTTTTTAAGAGCACTACAAACAAAGCAATCGGGTATTTCAATATCTGAAATACATTTATCATCGGAAGACATGGTTGAAATCTAAAAACTGGATCCAAATGAATCCGTTTTTTAGTTTTAGTTTACCACTTCACGCAAATGTACCGGCTACGGTTGTAGCCATCATTCACCACCCCGATCTCAATTGTAAAGTCGGGAAACAGCACCACGAGCTCGTCGCGAATACTCGTTGCAAGATCATCAATATCAATGTATAGATGGTCAAGTGACGAGGAAATTGTGTGATAGAATTCCCGGATTGAACGCTCTACTGCCACCTTGATGACTTCAAAATAAATCGTCTCCACCGACTCCTTGACAAATGTCCGCGCCTTGTCAGTCGCATACGCAGCGCGCTGAAACTCCAGGTCTTTACGAGTGTAAGGCTCCATTTGTTCCGTTACAGTTACCTAACTTGCCCTTAATGAATCCATTTTCAGAATACTATCAACCATCGGTTCTTATGGATAACATCCATCAATTTATCATTTTCATTTGAAAGATCTGTTGCATTCTGTTTCAATTCCGCATTCTCAGTCGTGAGTTTTTCTTCAATATCCATCAATTTATCATTTTCATTTGAAAGATCTGTTATATTCTGTTTTAGTTCCGCATTATCACTCGTGAGTTTTTCTTCAATATCTTTAATTTTTGAGTGTTCATTCTTGAGTTGTACTAGCTCCATAGCCGGTTGAGCCCAACGCATAATTATCGGATACAGGTATGTTGGGGCGATATCTATTTTTAGATCTATCTTTTGAATTGTATCAATTACTTCATCCGGCATTTGAGCAAATCCCTCCTTATCCCTCGTAAATTGTATTTTGGATCCGTAGGATTGAATTGTTAGGGAACCTACTTTAGCCGTCCAAAGACTTCCGTAATTGTCTATAAGCCCCATAGTTCCGTCGTAATTTCCATGATACAGATGAAATTCTTTAACAAACCAAATGCCATTTTTAACCATGTCGGAATATGTGAATCCACCAAATATCATATCGCAAACATTAAATCCGAAGTTGTGATACTTAGGGTCGTCGAGAGAACCATAATTGGGAGTATACATTTCCTATCCAACGATTGTGAACATCAGATTCCGTTTTCAAGCCGTTGGCGCGGAAGCAGGAACAGAAACTGGCATTGGTGGGTACACAGGTACAGGTCCAGGCGCTGGTGCAGGTACTGGGTCATTTCGGTGTTCATCCCAATTCACGGTAATGATGTGAGACGCCTGTCCATTAGGACCATCATCGGGTAGAATGTAGTTGATACTGCATTCGGGAAAGAGGGCTTCTAGCTGTGCCACAATTTCACCCTTCAAATTTGGGAACTCTGCTAAGTTAGAAAAACGCGCAAAGCACCACTGAACATACTTGCCATCTGTATCCCTGGCCTGAGCGGTGACCACCGCATAGATATCCTTGATGAGTCGGGTAACGTACGCGTTCTTCTCATTAAGCTTAGCCTGTGCGCGCAGAGCAACTAAATCAGTCTTTGATACTGGATCCATGTTTATTTGGAGGTCCTATTATTTTCCACATAGAATGTGTGGCACATGTCGCTTCGTATACTTCAACAGATCCTTCTTTGCTATTGTGTAGTGCATCTCATTACCATCTTCATCCTTGATAAGTGCAACGCGAAAAGGATTAGAGTTCAAGAGTGAAATATCTCCCTTTAGTCCTTCACGAATACGCTCTACATGTGTTGGATCTATAACGCGGTTTCCGTTCCATACCACTTTTTGGCAGAGAATTCTTGCAGATATTAGTCGATAAATTGATCCATCAGATGCCTTGAAAAGAGGATCCATTAACATTTAAAAATTGTGACTGTTTATATTCGTTTTTATGGGTTGGGTTTTGTTTTTAAGTTTAGGATGAAAAACGAATAATTTAAATATTACATCCGGATAATTATAAATGAGATATATTGGTTCCAAGCAAAAGCTTATTACAGACATAAAATCTGTAATTGAAAGTTATACTATTAACGGAACAATTTTAGATGCTTTCTCCGGCACCGGCGTAGTATCTGAATCATTCAAGGACACGCGCGATGTTATTTCTTGTGATATTATGCATTCGTGTTATGTAATGACAAAATGTAGAATGTTATCAAAAGAAAACATTCCATTTATTGGTTTAAAAATGACAATAGATGAAGTCTTCAAAAGTCTCAATGGATTAGAACCATTGGACGGATTTATTCACAAAACATTCACTCCTACAGGAAATAGAAAATACTTTTCTATAGAGAACGGTATGAAAATAGATTCTATATTACACCAAATATATTCGTGGTCAAAAGATCATATTATAACAGAAGATGAAAGGATATTTCTTATAGGGTGTCTCATAGAATCAGTATCGCTTATTTCGAATACGTCGGGAACATACGGAGCATTCAATAAGACTTGGGATCCTAGATCTTTAAATTCAATAGTTATTAAAAATCACTTTGAATTAAATAGTACTAAATTCTTACACACTTCAAATATTGGAGACTGTGTGGAAATAATTAAAAATACTCCACATGATATTCTATATCTTGATCCACCATATAATACTCGCCAATATGGATCATATTATCATGTGTTAGAAACAATTGTTCGAAATGATAATCCAACCGTAAAGGGTGTTACCGGAATACGGGATTGGAAAGATACTAAGTCAAAGTTTTGCAATAAACAAACTGCTCTTAATGAACTTCAAACCATCGTAAAATTATCGCTTGCAAAACTTGTTATACTAAGTTACAATAATGAAGGAATAATGACAAAAACAGAGATTGAAAAAATCTTAAGTACATTTGGAGAAGTAAAATGTACAGAGATACCATATGCCAGGTATAATGCTGGAGGAAGTGATAACAAAAAAACTATTGAATATATATTCTCTATGCGCCGTAAAGATACCCCGGTATTAAATACTTACGAAAATAAGATATTTAAAGAGGATTGTATATTTGGAATGAAACGTATAGCAGATCAGTCTATAGATATGATCTTAACAGATCTACCTTATGGTCTTACAGAATGCAGATGGGACTCTATAATACCGCTTGCCGATTTATGGAAAGAATATAAACGTGTAATCAAACAAGATGGGGCAATTGTTCTATTCGGTCAACAACCATTTACTAGTCAACTAATATCGAGTAATTATGAAATGTTCAAGTATAGTCTTATTTGGAAAAAGAGTAAGGCCGGTAACTTTGCACAAGCCCCATACAGATTCTTATGCGAACATGAAGACATTGTTGTATTTAGTTTTGGAAAAACAGCTAAAAATGGTAAGCCTAGGATGAAGTTTAATCCGCAAGGCACAGTTCCTTGCAACAAAGTCATGAAAGGAAAAACTGGTAAAACAGAACACAGACAAGGTCGTGAGACACAATCGGACTATGTACAAACTCTTACAAATTACCCCAAAAGTATATTAGACTTTGCAAATGAAGGAAACCCAATTCATCCTACACAAAAACCACTTTCACTTTGTGAGTATCTTATTAAATCTTATACAAATGAGGGCGATATTATATTGGATAGTTGTATGGGATCAGGTACAACTGCGGTTGCTAGCTTAAACACAAATAGAAAATTTTGTGGGTTTGAAATTGATGAAACAAACTATAATTTATGTATTGAGCGTCTTAGAAAAGATACCACTTTCGTATAGAGAAAACCAAACAGGAAATGTTGAACTATTCTTAAACTTATTATCAATAAATAGACATAATCCCTTTAGTATGGTATATTCAGGATAATGCAATCTAATTAATATTTCAAACTCTGTAAGATTTTTTAATTGTTCTTCTGCACATTTTATTTTTGAACTGTTTTTACCTTCTGTTACATATATAATAAGCTTAGTATTATCACACTGAACTAAATCGGGCATTGTTGTTGTTTTCGGAATAGGATACTGTTTTCCATCTTTGGCAGTAAGACTAGCTCTCTGACAGCCAGCGTGATTATGAAATATAGTTAATAATCCAGTCTGATGTTGAAATAGAATTGTTGAAACTTTTTCACCAGTTTTGACTTCTTTATAATAAGTCAACGGATATTCGCATTTTTGTTTAACAAATCCATCAATTTCCACATCAATATTCATTATAGAGTACCAAAATTTGTTATTCATTTGTATTTTTGAAATATCAAGGCGATGATCAGTAATGCGAAATGTTAGAGTTTTATCTAAACGATTCATTGCAACAATCATTCCACAGATCAATCCTATATTTGGATCATTATCCATTCTTCCATTTGTCTTATCTAACCTACCACTAATAGTTACTAATGATTCATGTTTTGTTATTCTTACAGATGCATTTCCTGCTTTTTGTTTCATGTTATTCTTCATCATAATGAGATCATCAACAGTCTTAAATGGAGTTGCATCTAGTTTTTTATTAGGAGTATATATTTCAACACCAATTGTAGCAAATAATCTAATACCAAATTTACCTGTATCACTTACGAATGATGGTTCTTCACTATAAAACATAACATAATCAGCATTAGGATAATAAATTTTTGCAACTGGAAATTTAATAAGTCGTTGATAAATTGCAGAGTTTCTAGAGTCTTTGTCGCTAGTTTTAGTAGATTCCATAAATAAAGCATTCTTTCCTTCTTCAAAGAACATATAGTCTACCGATCCAGTTGTTCCCTTGAAAAGTATAATAATACAATTTATGTTTATAGGAACTGTTTTAACATTAAATTCTCCTTTGAATTTATTGTTTTCATACGATGGAGTTATTGTACAAGTCTTCACATCATATCCTAATATTTGAAGACCAGTGCATATTTCTTGTTCTTGTGGATTCTCTTCCGTAAATATCTTTACAAAAGGCTCGTTCATGTATGTTATTGATGTTTAAAAATTAGACTGGATGAATTCGTTTTTATATTTTGTGTTTAGGTTTACTTATGCTGGCATATTCTAGCTCGAATTGTTTACTCCTTGGGAATGTTTAGCATTGACTTCCACTCAGCGCCAAATTGACCCCAGCACTCCGCCCAAGCATTCACAGTCTGACGAGAATGATTTGCATCGGCATAATGTTGCAGAGCAAACTGATTGAGTGACTTATACTCTTTATAACATGCTTGTCACAGTGCCATTTAGCACACTGACGAGTACGCCGACTCAGAAAGAAGATGTTCATTCTTGCAATTGAAAAAGTTGCACCTAACTTTTCCGTTTTTAGTGTTTGTTTACATAGTGGTCTCCCAAACAGTCACCCTGATATTGGTAATGAACTCCGTATCGCTCTCAAACTCAGCAACATACTCGTTAGATGCTTTCTTCTGATCTATGCACATAAGATTCGCAATAATATCGTTGTCGTCCGGACTCACGCCAGCATACTTGTTTTCCCACAGATCTTGGGTGATGAGATGCGAAGCGAGTTCCATTGCTGCAGTCTTTGACTTCTTGGGGAATATGTAGTAGATCTCCCAACCGTTCTTCGGGTCATTCTTCTCGAGCTTGCACATCCATACGGTAGTAGTCATCTTTGAAGGTTACTACTATCTATTCTAACCCAAATAAATCCGTTTTTAGTGTTAATCGAAATCTCCGACACGATAATGACTCTTGTATCCTTTATCCACAACCAGCTTTCCGATCTCGTCCCATTTATTCTCTTCGAACATCATTTCAACATCGTCATCCTTATGCCATCCCTCCTTCTCAATAAGGTAACTCATTAGACTCCAAATATTATACATCGAGGCCTCCTCAATAACCTTGCGAGTGTGATTGACAAGAATATGTCTGAAACCCATCTTTACTTGTTAATTGAAAAAGTTGCACCTAACTTTTCCGTTTTTGAGTCTAGTTCAGCGGCCGTTGTAAATAACGAGCTTCATGTCCATGTTGAAGTAAATTCCCTCGGTGTAGAATTCTCCGCAGCATTCCATGTCCATATTGCGAACCTTGCCCTTCGAAATCCATTCGCACAGCCACTCCAAATGCTTCCCGTTATCCGTGTACATACCGTTCAGGCATTTCAAATTCCACGCGCGAAACTCCTTATATCTAGCACGATCCCACTCCTGCGCTAGAAGGTCATCCGTAAACTCAGGCTTTCGGCCAAACTTCTCAGGACTATTAGCCATCATCCGCTGGAAGTCCTCAAACCCAGGAATCATCTTCATCATCTTGTTGATCTTATTCTCAGTTGTATCATTATCATCGAAACCCATCTTGTTCTGCTCAGTTGAAAAAGACTGGTTTAGACTAATCAAATCCGTTTTTGGCTAGTAGTAGTGCATGAACATCTCGTAATTTTGGCGCTCGTAATAATCACGGCGAGCATTGTCGCCACCGTCATATGTATCATAGGGATCGCACTCAGGATCCCAGTTATCGTACCGCCACTGGCGAAATGCGCGCTGGATGCGTCGTGCTGCGATGTTGCGGTCCATTTCTTCTGTTGATACTAACTCTCTTCGACCAAATAAATCCGTTTTTACTACTTGCGCTTCTTGTAGATGACAATAGTTTGTGCATCGTAACACACAATAGATCCAGGCAGAATCATTGCCGCACACACAAGATCATGCGCTTCCTGAAACTCGGAACTCTTGAATTCTTCAATTGAACATTGCCCTTCAATCAAAGGTTGTGCGGTATCTTTGAGTACATTATACGGTTCACGAACATATGATTTAATATCGTTCATCGCATAATCGCCCATAAAATAGTACGATACGAGCTTGGTATTGTAGTCGTAAAATCCAAATGCGGTTTGGCCACCCATTTTACAATATAGAAACTAGACTCGAATCAATCCATTTTACTGGTCAGGAAACTTTATAACTCTCGTTGTTTGTGGGTTCACATAGAACGAGATCTTATCTTTGTGTTCATCGAGTTCGCCATTTACTTTAACAACAGATGATGGCGATATCTCTACTTTACTTGAATAACACCCCATTGAACTCATCAAATAAAAAAGCTCGTCATTTCGGACGATGCTAATTGTAGACCAGTCTCCTCCACTAGGGTCAGTAGACTGGCCTACTATACGATATGCTTGGATGAGATAAATCCGTTTTTGACTAGAAGTATATGCATTCAATGTCCTCGTCAAAGTAATAATCGTTAGGAATCCACACATCAGGAGTATCGGTATACTCGGCATTTTGAGCCATATGCCAACTTGTATACTCAAACCATGCTTTCTGTATTATTCTTGCTGCTTGATCCGGCGTCATCTTACTTACTTCTCGAGTGTTTAGAAAACCCCAGTCCATTTTTATTCGTTCCGTAAGTTTGAACTATAGCGCGATGCTGATGTGAATCACAGTACCCCTGACAAAACATAGGTCTCCCACACGCAGGAACAATGCATGGCTTTGGAGGTTCCGGCTTTTCGGGCTCACTTACCTTTTTAGATCTAGCGTTTCCCATTAGTTATATTTTGGAAAAACCATCTAAACGATTTAATGCCGCGGGTTCAAAATAAGGATGTTCCTTCCACAAGCCGTCAAAGATAAGTTGCCGGATGATATTGTTAACCTGATTATGACCTTTTTCCCTAAACGGAAAAGGAAGCGGGGACATATCAGTCCATCCTTACAACGAGAACTTGAAAAGATCCAAAAGCTCACATTGAAAGGTAAGTGTGCAATGTACTTGAGAGAATTTGATGATTTTTCATTGGACTGCGATGTGTACTAACATGTATGTTCTGATACGATAAGAACTAATTGATTGAATATTCGTAAGAAACTGGAGTGGTTTCGTATTGTAATTCAGAGGAACTTTCAAGAATATGTGTGATGGACGATATGGTCCACTTAACACATCGTCCAACCATTCATCTAACCTGAATTTACCTAAAAACAAATTCAAGTTTTGGATAGTGCGATAATTCGGTCCTCCCCAAGGTGGGTCGATGTACAAAACATCCGAAACCCACTTATACACATCTGTACAATCGCCGTGATAAAGGGAAATGTTAGTGCAGCCATAGACCCCCACATTGTTCTTTAATGCTTCAAAGTTGTCAATGTTTAACTCAATACTATGAACCTTGTCAAAAATACTGGCAAAGTTCAGTGTATCTCCACCAATACATCCTGTGGCATCCGTAATGCTTTTTAGCGCACAGTCGGGAACTGCATTCTTGATTATGTGAATAATGTGGTCTGCGTCTCGGCGTCTAGTTATACTGTATGACCCTTCTTCTGTGACCTGCAGTCGAGAGTAATCAACTCCTTCCCGGCGAGGAAACATATCCTCCATTACTGATTATTGGAGGGAAGCTTTAAAGTCCTAGCTGACGGATCAGTTGCATCGGTCCATTTTGGAAGCCAGTAGTGCGGAACAATATGATGCTGGCCTGGAAAGTTTTGGTCAAATATTTCACGGTAGTATGCGGCTTCCGAAGTTGTGGGTTGAATGTGTGGCCTTTGTAGAATACGATGACTACGAAGCGCGCTCTTAATGATGTCCGACCACGACTGCTCTACTTTTGACACTCCGTCTGAGAACGCTTCCTTCTTTCGCCAAAGAATGCAGTGTGGAAGAAGATCCGGACAATACATTTCAAACGCTTCGCGGATAAACTGTTTCTCCATCCGCGCTCCCGTAGGAACTCGCATTTCAACCGGTGCAGACAGTATACTATTTACAAAATCCGGATCCAGGAACGGAACCCGTGCTTCCAATCCATGAGCGCCCAAACACCGATCGACTCTCAATCCATCGAAACAGTGTATTTCATCCAGTAGTCTCAAACTATCATTGTGAGCCGCATCAAATGACGGGTAAAAGTAGTTATAAAGGTATCCCATCTGTGCTTCATCTGCTCCATCACCATTCAGAATAACGCGAATATTCGTCTTCTCTGAAATGTATTTTGCCAAAAGGTACTGGCCTACCGATGCTCGGATCGTCGTGATATCGTAAGTTTCCGTCGCACACACAACCTTGGGCAATGATACCAATCCTTCAAGATGACTGAAATGAACTTCGGTGTGCTGGGTTCCAAGATGATTGGCGACTATCTTGGCGTACTTTAAATCAGTTCCTCCGGGCATGCCGATACTGAATGTTCGAACGTGTGGGATTTTCAACAGCTTGACGGCAATCGCAACCACCAAACTTGAATCTAATCCTCCCGAAAGAAGAAACCCCATTGGCCGATCAGAAGACATTCGCTTTGCGACACACCGAACTAATGAATCTACAATTGATTTATGGGATGTTTTGATGAGTCTAAATTGTAACCCAAAGTATCTCTTCATAGTTTGGTTGTCACTGAAGTATCCGGGCGGAAAGTGGAACGCCTTTATTCCTTCCGGAATTCCACACATGAGCGAACTGTACGTTGTCGCTTCCGTGTTTGTTCCCCAATATAATGGTCGAACTCCAAAGGGGTCGCGGGCCACAAGTGTTCGCTCGATATCTCCATTCTTGACAACGATTCCTACAATCGCAAACTCTCCATCCAGTAACTTTACGACTTGTTCGAAATCTTCAGAGAACAGCTTGAATAAATGTCCAATCACTTCACAATCAGATTTAGATTGGGACTTGATTTCGGGAAATCCTTTTAGAAGAAGTTCAAAGTTGTATATTTCGCCGTTGCACATGTATATGAACTGCCGTCCTTCGTCTAACTCAAACACAAATGGCTGGTTTCCTGCCGGACTTAAGTCGTGAATAGCCAAGCGATGAAACGCCAAGAAGAAGTTCGGTTCTGAAATTATGTTGGTGTAATCGGGGCCTCGGACCTTGACACTATCGTATAGTCGTGGGACTACGGTAGTGGATCCTTTTTTCTTGAGATACGCCCAAATCCCGCACATTGCTTTCCTTTGAGAGTTTATTGACTTGGAGTCTACGAATAAGTTTCTAATCGTAGAAGTAAAATGGCAAAGCGTTCCGCATCAGTTAAGCGTTCAGCGTCTACGAAGAAGGGTGGTGCTCGCCGTTCCGCGTCCGTCAAGCGTTCAGCGTCTACGAAGAAGGGTGGCAAGACTCGCCGTGCTCACCGCAAGCATTAAATCCATCCACATCGGATGAGCGTTAAGAATAAGTAAGAACTGTTGAAGAGGCGCTGCATTGCTTCGACCGATTCGGAAATTGTAAGCAGGTGTTTCAGTACCCGACTCTTCGGGCTAAAGTAAATTGGATAGTCATGATCAAGCTCCAAATGGTATTTGGGTCGTGCCTTTGAGAAATCATCTTTATTCACATTCTTCGTTACGAACTCTAGTTCATCATCGACTGCCCTTCCCAAAACCGTCTTGATACTGCGTGTCCCCATTGGAACCCAAACTACATGCTGACCATTCAGTAGATACTTGAGCGCTAGTGGAAACAGTTCACGCTCCGACTCGATCTTGTGTAGCGAAGTTGTTTCTAAATCCTGTTTGCTGATTAGAACAACTTGGTTACGAACTTTGAGTGGCATCTTTTTCATCATATCTTCGTTCGCGTCCGCAATCTTGTTCAGCTTCTTTCCGTACCGCTGAGAGAACGGAATGACATCTACCAATCCCTTGCCTTCCATCCAATCGAAGTACTTTCTGAACGGCGCAACCTGTGCTTTCTTCTCAAAGTGAATATACTCGAAGATCGTCTGCCATTCGCAGTACAAAAAATCGGACACATACCGATCGTAAGCACGAGGATACCGGTTCGAAGCTGCTCCCTCTGAGGTCGCACGGTCTTCTCCAGTCAAGCATTCGGGGTGAGAAATGACAATATCCTCGTAATCCTTTCCCTTGATCATTGGCACTTCAGGTCCATACGAAAGATCTAGCCATAAATACTCGATTGGTAACTGTACGGTGTTCAGAGGAGCTAGAGCATTGTGGAGCATGATCGCCATGGACAGAATACGATCATCGGCTTTTCCTGGATGTTTGGATGTTTCTTTCTGCCATAGCTCCAGTAAATCACGACCGCCCTTCGTGTTTCCAAAGAACATAGTGCCTCCCGACATCTCAAACACGAAAGGATCGAAGCACGCCAGTCCCTTCTTGCGCCCAATACCCGGACGAGAATCGGTATTCCATCCTCGCGCCATGTAATCAATATCATGCATATCAAACACTGAAGGGTACGAAAGGACCTTCATGTCTCCATCAATGTACAGAACGCCGCGAGGGTATGACGCTTCCAGTGCTAGTTGGATGAAATAAGGTTTGAAGTTGATGGCGTGCTGGTATCCTCCCTTGACTGCAAACTCAGGGTACTCTTCCGCTAAAAAGTTGCATCCGTACTTGCGGCACGCCTTCTCCCATTCATCAATCATCTTTTCATACAGAATAGGTTGCTGCGTTAGAGGCTCACCCTCTTTTAGATCCTCGGGGCAAGGACGCTGAGTGTTCTTGTTTAAGTTTCCACGACCCCACCAGTATGTGATGACGACGAAGTTGCTGTCCTTGTTTACAATTGTTGGGTTCAGTGAGTGAGCAGCAGCTCGCTTAAAGAAATCATCTGACCCACCCTTTACCATTATTAAATACATCTAAAAAAACGAAATATTCGTATCAATCAAACATTGATATCATAAGATATGGGTTACATTTACATGATAACAAATATCATTACCAATATGTCTTATATTGGTCAGACTATTAATAGTTTGGAAGAAAGATGGAAGCACCATTCTTATTCAAATAGCAATTGTAGATATTTGTCTAATGCGATTCAAAAATATGGTAAGGAAAATTTTAAATTTAAGTTAATATGTATAACATTTGATGATGCATTAGACAAATTAGAGACTGATTACATCAAGCGTTATAATACAAATGTTCCAAATGGATACAATCTAAGAGAAGGTGGGAATGGAACAAGACATCATGCTGAAACAAAAATAAAGATATCCGATAGTTTAAAAAAATACAGTAAAGAAATTGGAACATATAGACATTCTAATGGATGTATTGGTAAGAAGTTAACAGATGATCATAAAGCTAAAATTAGTAAAGCAATCACTGGAAAGAAAATGAGCGATGATGCTAAACAGAAACTTAGTTCAACCAATAAGAAATACTATGTTCAGCAATTTTCCTTAGATGGAAAACTGCTCAACACATACGATGGTATTGTTCATGCATCTAAAAGTATAGAATCTACTAAATCGGCTATTTCAAGAGCTTGTCTTGGAAATGTTAAAACTTTGAAAGGATTTATTTGGAAATATGTTACCCGCGATACGGTTCTTGTGTGAGTCGAACACACGACATTTTGGTTGCAAACTGCTACCTAACAGCCAAACGCTCTACCACTGAGCTAAAGAACCACTTCTTACTGCGAAGTTAAGATAGGAATCTAAACGAAAAATTGTATTTTATTTTTGATTTGGGTGTGTTCCTATTTCTTCTTTAGATAGTGCGACCAAAGAACTCTTTTGCGAACTCCTGCATGCTACGAGTTCCCATAGAGGAATTGCACGGCGGGCAGATCGGGCGAAGATTGGGGACAGTCAAGTCACCACCCTTTGCCTCCGCAATCACATGGCCGCAGTGAAAGTTGTTGGAATCAATCTTCTCCTTCTTGCAGCAGCAGCACATACCCTCCTTCAGAGGAGACCCAATGTGCTCATTCCACACAAGAGTCTTGATATTCTTCGGGATCTTCTTGCGACGAAGATGCAGCGGCTTAGTATCCGAGATAGCGCTCGCATCATCCGACTCAGAATCTTCCTTAGCCCCAGCCTTCTTAGGTTTGGTCTCCTTCACAGCTTTAGTGGGCTTCTTCTTCTCTGGCTCGGACTTTGGCTCCTCAACCTTGGCCGACTTCTTCTTCTCCGGCTCGGGCTTCGGCTCAGGCTTCGGCTCCTCAGCCTTGGCGGACTTCTTCTTCTCCGGCTCAACAGGATCGTCGGCAACCATCGCCTTCAGGCTTGCCTTAGTGATGCTCTGGCGAAACGTAGCAAACATCTCCTCCATCCCCAGAATCTTCTTCAAGGTGCTGTTGATGCGCTTAGAGTCGGGGAAACCACTAGCAATCATTGCATCCATATCGGCCGTCTTCATCTTACCAAGCTTCTCGCCAATATCCATCATCTCAAGACTCAGCGTAATGAGATGCGTGCTCGCCTCTTCGTACTTCGACATTCTTTGAAACTTGTTTGAAAACTGTAAACTCCTTGCACTCTTCCTAGTTGGGCCAAACGAATCCGTTTTCGATAGTTGTTCTAAACGAAAAAAATGATGTCATCACAACACCAATCAAATTATTTAAAGCCCCGACCTCGCTATTAAATTGTGTATACCTGTTTTCGCATACTCCATTTCCTCGAATTGTCATAGTGATCCGTTTGAATCGCTATGACTATGTCATGTGTGTTACTGCGCTCCCTCCAACGCGCCGTATCATGTATTCCGTCCTGTTTTATGAATACCCTGGTTTTTTGCGAGGTATGCTCCTCGATTCTATGCCCCATCTCTCGCATAGAGTCCATGTACTTCTTTCCCGCTTTTCCTTAGGCATGTTTCCAATCCTAAGAGCGATGTGTTGCTTATAATACGCAACAAGTACTCTGACATAATACACATCAACATCCGTTTGGATTCTGATGTGTTTCGTATGTGATATTGCCCCTTCCTTCTTACCATTGCGCAAATATCTATCCTATACAACCGCTGTAACCAGCTAACACTATAGGTCTAGTTTTTTAGAGAGGTATGCTCCTCTTGTATTATGCTTCAAAACCGCTGATAATACCATGACGCGAGGTGTGTGCCGCGACCCTGGTTTTTTAAAGAGGTATGCTCCTCTCAAGGCTGTCCATAGGACTGCCCACAATCTATTGCCTTGGACCGAACGAATCCGTTTTCGGGGGGTAGGGTAGCCTTCAATGAAAAAGGTGACCCTTTCTCAGATTTGGCCTAGTTACCGGTTTACTCCTCATTCCTTTTTTAGCCAGGTTGTGTCCTGATTTGCTGTAGCACCATGGTGACTTACACAGCTGCCCCTTCCTTCTTTGGAGCCAACAAATCCGTTTTTGGAGCTGCCGCATTCAGGGCAGCTGTCCGCTGGTTCTCGCGCTCAATCCCCGCCCCAAGCTCCTTCCACGCTTGTTTGAAGGTCCGACCCGATGGATCTACATGATCCTCCCAGTGAAGCCCTGTAGATCGGCGACCATACCGACCATGATAGTCACAGAGACCCTCGGGACATTCAAAACAATACTCCTCGTCATCTTCATCGTGAGTCTCACGCGGACCGCGATCGCCGTAATCATAATCAGCTTTGTCCTCACCATAAGATGCAGGGTGATCTTGTTCCTTTTTGCTAGCAACTGCAAGCGCAGCCTTCAGACGAAGACCTTGTGCCTGTGCCGCAGCCAGAGATGGATTAGGTTGGCGATTAGCCCACAGATTTAGAAATGTATTTGCATCATTGCGAGGCAGTGTCAGAAATTCATGAACAGTCATGATAGGATCGGTATTCTCCATATCGATTGATGTGTTGGGCTATTGATGTTGATTGGTCGTGTGTTGAATAAATCCGTTTTCAATCCATAGAACGCTGCTTCGGTTTCGTGATCCCACATAAATTCATACGGATAGTCGGAATTCTGACCAGCTATGATTATATCCCCAATTTGAGGATTATATTTGCGGTAAGCTATTCCGGCAAGGATAGCTTCGAACTTTGCTTTCGTGTCACGCACCCGAATGTGTTCGAACGCAAGTTTTGTGCGTCCTAATTTCCGATAGTGGACGAACTCATTCCAAATGTCTTTATCGCTGATATCGATAATCATGGTTGCAAGACTTATAAATGAAACAAATAAATCCATTTTAAAACTCAACCCTCTTCCATTCCGGAATGTTTGTGAACATATCTCCATACCACTTCTTTCCTTCTTCGTACATCGGATAGTAAATATCCGAAAAGAATGCCATATATCCAATAATCGCTGAAAAGCTTCCGTGCGATAACACTATGTGCTTACAAGTGCTTCCAAATGACATCGTATCAACTTCACTCGTATTTAAAATTTCAATCGTTGGATACTTTGTTCGCAACTCTGTACATATCGGATGCCACAAACTATCGCTTGCAATATAACCCTTGTCAAACTTCAAACCGGATAAAACCTTATCATAATACTTGAATCCTGGCGTATACTGTGCCGAATCTCCAAGTCTGATGTGTAAGAACACATCATTGTTCGTCTTATACCTGCTTGCAAATTTATTCTTCTCAATAATGTTATTCATGATTCGTTCACTTCGTAGATACTTGAAAAGATAATGTGAACATTCATTCGATTGGAAGTAAATACTTTCTCCAATTGAAAAATTCACCGGTGTGATCGTGCTTCGTATCACATCCATAATATTATTATCCGTCAAATCGAAAGTTTCGGGATAAGTATTTCTTCCACTAAAGAGCTCTATTCCAAGTGCGGTGATAATATCATAGTATGCATAATTTACGCAAAGATTGGTTCGCTCGGCAAGAATAGACACAAACACATTTCGAATAAGATTGTTACAAAGTCTGCCCGAAGTTCCGTGTGTGGTTGTCATTACAGTTTTTATTATGAGTTTATCTAAACCTAACCCTAACCCCCCGAAAACGGATTTGTTCGGAATAAGGAGATCAACTGCAGGCCGAACTGTATGATCGTGGGGCGGGAGTATCTTGATGAAATAAGCAAGTGAA